GTCTCTGCACTACCATCACTTGCTTCGTGGGTTTTCATGTCGTATACAAATTCTTTTGACCAACAACTCATACCACCGTTGCCATACATTAGGCCGTTAATCGCATTGCGGGCTTTCCATCGTAACGCACAACCTTCTAACCCCGTTAAATCGAGTTGCAAGTTAAAAAACTCTGGGTCTGGTAAGTTATCACCGTCAATCAATACAAAAAAATCAGTGTCGCTTGCATCTGCTGCTGCTTTGTGGGCTGCATCCGAACCTTTGACTCCGTCTACACGTTTAGCCCACGGAACCATGTTCTGAATTTTAATCCAAAATTCTTCTTTCTTTGGCTCGTCATACGTCAAAAATATGCAATCTAAATCCGCTATATCTACTAAATTAGTCATTACCCCTATTCCTTTAGTCGTTATCCCAATTCCTTACACACCAATAATCAACTGCATCAGAGAAGCAATGATCTTCGTCTAATACAAAAACATTACTATCTTTTATTGTAACATATTGTGCAGTATCTTTACTAGTCTTTTTCAGAAGCAACGAGGTTGTTGATACCGCTTGTTTCTTTACTATGTTACCGTTCTTAGCATAATAGTTTGGACAAAATTCCATAGAGTCATATTGATCTTTAGTGACTGTAATATAAACACCAGTTCCGCCGTCTACACTCTTTGATACACACTCGTTAGTATCTATATTGTAAAACACTCGATATTCTATCACCGGCGGAACATAGGTGTAATTGCTTAGTGCTTCAAACAGATTGTCTTGCGAATTGTTGCTCATATTTTTCGATAATCTCTGGTGTAATAAACTTTTTATTTTGGTAATGGAATGGGTATTGCTGTCTAGTAAATCCAACGGTTAAGTGCAACTCGTCATCAAGTTGGGCATATAACTTTGTAGTCCAATCTGCATTTGTTTCAAATCCGTTGATTGCCCCTTTCATATGAACAAACGTCGGATAAGAAATCACCGGGTTAATACACTTTTCAACACCTATCATCGATGCTGCAATAGCATATACTACATCAGTTGTTGGTTCCGGGTCTCTACAGTTATTTAACACTTTTGTTCTGTATAGGTCCCAATTTTCAAAAATATGCTGTGCATATAAGAAAAATTTCAAACTGTCTTTCCCGAATCGAAAGTACATAAACCCGTTGTAGACATCAGGCAAAAGATTGTCATCAAATAGTTTTCGATACGCTCGGTTGTTAGATACATTACCTTCATAATCTAATATTTTCGATGTAAGGCATATCTCGCTGTTCTGCATGCCGGACCACCAATGGTCGATACTTCTGGTAAGCAATATGTCTGACTCAATTTTAATAGTTTCTTTAAACGGTGTTAGGTGCCAAGCTTTCCATTCATTCTTTAATTTCCACGAATCGTGTGCTGCTAAGTCTTCGGGAATGTCAATAATGTAATCAAACACTTTACGGTGTTTATCAGTTATTTGTTGTTTAGTGTTATAGTCCACTGCTACTGCAAAACTGTTTATCTTCTGAGTGCACTTAACACTTAATGCTTGTGCATACGCTAACGTTAGATAATCTGTTGTATCGTTATTTTGGGCAAAGGTAAAATACCCTTTTTGTTCTTTAAACGAGTCTCTGTTTCTCATAATTTAGGAACCACTACTAATTGACTTAAATCGTTTTTATTCATAATGTGTAAGTCAGTGTTTTTTATTTTACATACCTTATCACCAACTTTGTAAGTTAATGATTCGTCGACTAAGTTAAAATCAACTAATTCAACCGAGGTGTCAACTGTAAAAATAGACCCCAAAATAGCAGAATGATTCTTAGTACTGTATCCCGATAATACCTGCAATGCTATACTTAACGAGAAATCGTTACGATACACAGTCTCATTAAAATGATACAACCTTGCATAGTATGAAAAGTGTTTCTTAATGTGTTGCATCATTCCAAACACACTCTCTGCAAACTTGTTCTTTGTAAAGTACATTACGGTTGCCCATTGCATAGGAATAGAAATAGGAGATACCCGTTTACACGATTCTAAACGTTTCTGGTTAGTAACGTCAAATGCTTTGTTATAACATGCAAACTCTAAATCGGTATCAAACAAGTAACTAAGAGACTTACTACATACAAAATAATCTGCGTCAACCACTAATGTTTGGTCGTATGGTGATAACTTATATGCGTCAAATCGATTAGTGTTTAGCCATTTTACCACCCGCTGCGAGTTAGTATCTTTAAACGTTCGAGATTGTTCCTCTACATCGGTGAGTTTAATTACTTGGTCAAAGCACGAGAACGACACATCTACATTAGTAACTAATGTTACAGGTATACCCAGATGTCTCTTAATCTGGAGGGCCGATGCTGCTGCTATGTCTGTGTAGCAATAGTCGGCATCAAACGCAAATATCAACGCACCTTTAGACATTCAACAATTTTCGAACTTTCTTGTATTCTTCGAATTCTACATACCATGCATTCATTGCAACTTGATAGGCTTCTCTTAATGCGGTTAACAAACTTTTTCGGTCTACTTCAATTGGGTTATCGTGCAAATCTGCCAAAAATATCTGGTCTACTTCCCAACAATTTAAAAATGATATTAGCTCAGGCGATGCTTTAAAAACGCCGCCGTTATGGGTAACACAAAGGTGCTGTTCAGTGCGTTCTCTCATAGCTAACCTATGAGTTGCGTGATCAAAGCGAGCATTTGCTAACTCAACATAATCTACTATGCTCATATAGACTCCTTAAAATTTAATTATATAGAATAAAAAGATAAAAATAAAGGCCTTCCGGCCTTTATTTTATGTGTATTGCTTGTTTTGGTTAAACTGATTAGCTTGATACTACGCTGCCACCAGTAGATGGTGTGCCCCATGTTGCTGAACCAATGTGTGTTGTTGGTGGTGCACTTAAAACCAACGACGTTGTAGCGGTGCCGTCTGCTGTTTGTTGGAAAGTATTTGCATAATCGTTTTCCCAATATGTTTCAAATGTTAACACTGGGGAACCACCGTTTTCTGCGGTCCCAGACCACTTAACATCAACTTGAATGTAATTAATGGTGTATGGTGCTGTATCAGCATACATTCTAGCATGAGTTGTTGCAGTTGTTGACAGATTCCAATAACCACCGTTGCCTGCGTTACGAATAACGTTGTATGCTGGTGCTCCTGAACCTGGGGTGCCTGTGGTATTTAAGTAGCCAAATGTAATAGTACCCATCTTAGTACATAAGTCAGTCCACTCGCTGTTGCGTGTTGTAGCTGAACCGCCGCTACGTGAGAATGTTAACTTAACCTTGCCGCCTGCATTAAAGAAGTAACGGGCTGCGTTGCCGCTTGCAAAAGTAACAGTCTGGGTGAATAATAAACGACGGTGTCCGCTGCCGCCCCAAGCTGCTGTAAATTGTGTGTTTAGTGCTGACCCGTCTGTTGTTGAAGCAACTGATCCAGCACCGTTAAATGCGTTAGTAACTCCAGTCTGGATGCTATTGTAGTAAGTAATTAAGTTACCAGCGGTCACGCTTGACGGAGTAATTACTGATCCACCTTGGTGTGCTAACGCATTGTTAACCCCTTGGATCATACCAGTCCATTGTGCTGCTGTTACTATTGACCCGGCAGTTACTTGTGTAAAGTTGCTTGTTGATGCGCCGTAACCATATCTACCAGTACCAACACCCCAAACTGCTGCTAGGTTTGCTGGGGTAGTAACATATGTACCGCCTGTGGGTGTGCCCCATGCTAACGTGTTGTAGTCAGCATCGTCGATTAAACCGCCTTGTGAGTAAGCCATAATGTTTTCCTTTATTTCTGTTATTTATATTGTGATGAAGTAGTTATTAAATTATGTATTAAGTTTAACAACTGCTTCTACTGTACCTTCGCTTGATGATTCTTTCGATTGTAATGCACGACCAATTACATTAAACGGAGTGATTTCATCTTTAGTTGCTGCTCTTGCTAATCCGTTACCTGCACTAACTAAACGGTCGCCTTTACGGACTATACCAATAACACGAACCGGAACACGGCCTTGAACTGCAATCGGTGGGTGGGTTTCGTTATTACCTGCACCAGCATTCATTAAGTATGCTGCATTTGTACTAACTACACCAAACACATTATCGCTCATTGCTTCTGCAACTGCGGTGATTTCCTTAGTACCGCCTAACTCAACAACTGTTCCTGGAACATACGTAGCATCAGCTTCAAAGCGTTCTGCTAAGTCAGCGTATTGTGCTGTAACCGCAGTACCGTTGAATGTAGTAGCATACATTGTGTTAAAGCGTGTTGAAGCTGAACCAAAATTGTAAGTATTGTTAGCGCCTGGAACGAGGTTGCCAGTAATGGTGTTTGAACCATCACGTGCTAATGCTGTGCTTCCTACACCAGTAAGCTGACTGTCGACATAATGTTTAGTTGCAATACCTAGCGCAGTTGTGGGGCTCCCTACAACCGTTAATAACCCAGTAGTGCCAGCTATGCCTAATGCTTGGGTTGCTACTCCGCCAACGTTAACAAAGAATCGCAGGTCTTTTCCTAAGTCATTGCTTATTAGATTAACAGAGTTAGATCCAACATTAACAGTAAAATTATTACTTGTGCCAACTGTTAGACCTGTGCTATTTGATATAGTTACTGGTTGCGTAAAAGTAGTTGCAACATTCGATCTTACATATTCATTCGCTGCAAAGCCGCCTAACGAAAGAGCGTTTTCTGACGCACCATAATATGCTAATGCTGGCGAAATAGTTGCTAAATTAAAGCCTGGCTTCAGAACTGTGAACCCCGGTAAACCGTTAACTTGAAATGCTACGTCTTTACTTAAAACTGCTACTAATACGTTAGCAATAAAGAACTTAACAATAACATGGCTAAGACCGTCGTTTGCTCCAGTAACAACATCCGCAACCGGTCCCGATTGCCCTTGTGTTGCAGTATAAGCTGGACCAACAACTACCCAAGTTGAGCCAGAATAAATTTTTAACTGGCCATTTGCGGTGTCCCACCATAAATCACCGGTGATACCACTGGATGGTGCTGCTGCTGAAGACGTAGAGCTACTAACAGTTTTCCATGTTGTGCCGCTATAAACCTTAAGTAGTTTTCCTGTGCTATCCCACCAAACTTGACCTTCAAGTGGATTAGCTGGTGAGGTTGAGCTAGAGAAATTTTCTAATAAATGAACGAAGTTCTCGTTTAGAAACTCTCCGTAACCAGCAAAGTTTTTACCAATTAAAACTAAGCTAGTATATGTAGTATCTGTTGTTCCATCAGCAACGGTAACTAAATTTTGACCGTTTGACCGAGTAATGTTATATGCCATGTAAAGACTCCGAATTTAAAATTATTTATGCAACTTCATAATATAAGTGTTTTTCCTGCTATTTCTGTAAGGTTAAATTAGTTAACGACTGGATTCGAATAGTGTAATCAATTTGAATCAATCGATTTAAAGATTTTTGTACTGGATGGAACACAACGTGAGTTAATAGTTTACCGGTACCTACGCCGTCCGAAGACCACCCTTTAATGCCCAACTCATCAAACACATACGATCCGTCTAAGTTTTGGCTGTTGTCAAATGCTGCTTGTCCAGCTGGCTCACCGTAATCTAACAAACAACTAATTAGCACGTCAGAAAACACTTCCCCTGGCACATGACGTACTTCGATTTTGTTGCGAAGTATATCTTGGTTAAATGTGCTAGTGTTATCAACAATCTTAAAATAAGTAGGATTGTAAAGTTCTGCGTTCTGCGTATTTGTATTAGTAGGAAGATAGTTAATCACCCCGGTCGGGTCAACGTTTGTACCACCGTTCCCAAAATGCATCTCATATGCGTACCCTGTTCCTTTATTAGCAAAATTGTATGCTAATGCTTCTGAAATATTTTCGTAATGAATAGCATTGTCTTTATCGACTAAAATTTCTCCCGACTCAGGATCAGATATTGTAATATGCCCAACTACACTAAACGCTGCGATTGATTTCATTATGCTCTTCCTGCAAAAAATACTTCTTCTGTTTCTGGATCAAATATCTTAACATGAGCTTGCACAAAAATGCCGGACGATTCGTCAGGTTTCTTTTCTTGTGACTTAACCTCTTCGTTATTAACTTCTTGCTTTGTTTCCATTATGTTATTTATCATACTTTTAACCTGGATCATAACTATCAAAAGGCACTTCGTCAAACATTTTTTCTGAGAATCTATCAGTTAACATATCTGGATTTACCCAAATAACGTCGTCAGATGGTAACCAAGGTACATAACTCGGGCTTGCTTTAATAAACATAGCCTGTGGTTGAGAACTAAAATCTAAACCTTGACCGTCAACTACATAACCGATCTGTGACGGATTTAACCAGGTGTTAACATCTGGATTTTCTGGAATCCGTTGCTCAATTGATCCATCCGATACAATACTATAATATGGGTGCACTGTTGGAGCACCAGTTCCACTAACTGCACGACGAATTTGCTTTAGTACGTTCCGTAATCGATCAATTTCGTAGTAAGTAATCTTTTCACCGTTAATAAAAACTACTCCCGGGTTCAAATTCTCTTTGCTCGGCTCTGGTAACATCGAAGTGTTAGACACTACAATTTCCGAGTCAGTAATGTGCAACGGTTCAGCAAGGTTAACAGTATGCGCCTCAGAAATACGATAATATTCTCGATTATCACTCACATCAGGAACCATAAACACCTCAATTAATGCACCGTCCTCTGGAGCACTATTAAACAATACTTTTCCGTTAAAGAACAAGAATTCTGAATTATCTAAAACAGTTATGTCGTTTGATGAGGTAATCTTAATAACCTCAAGTTCATTAAAGATAACATATGTATCTCTTGACCCATCGCCCACAAATCGGTATGATGTTATATATGTCTTAGGCATAGTGTTTTGATAAACTGAGAATTCAACAATTTCGTCATCACCTAACACATTGTCAAAAATTATTCGTCCTGGTTCAAGTCTTAAACCGATAGTGTACTCAGTATTACCAAACGAAACATCATCCGACGTTAATACTAAGTCAAAATGCTCGCCGACATCCGGAACTGTTAAGTCAAGAGACGTAGTTGCCCACAAACCATTCTCTGTGTTTTGAACCTTCTTCTTTAGTAACCTAATACTGTAAGAGAAGCCGTTGCCATAGATTAACGGGAATTCTTGCTGTAATCCGTCACCGGTAAATGTACACTTAGGTGTGTTTACTCTAGCCGACATACTATGGAAAATACGGTATCCCAATGTATAGTCGTGGTTTGTGAGGGTAAACACTCTCATCTCTAATGTGTCAAACACTATACCTGGGACTAATTCTTCAGGGGCATGACTGTGGTACTTATCAACAAAGTGGTTACCTGACAACGTCACGTCTTCTGGGCGAACACCCAATGCGCTATCTTCTAAGTTACTTCTAATAATAGTGTCGATGTTAGTGTTTACAGTATCTTGCGGATAACCAGTATCAACTCCGTCGCTGAATGGTAAGCCTAACACATTGTTTCCAGGAAACTCAATACCATAGAATAACTGTGCTAGATCTTTTCCAGGCATTCCAATTTTTGGATTATAATATGCCATAACTCGATCGTTAGCATTAGTAAACTCAGATGGATTAATCAATCTAAACTTAGTATAGTCAAAGTATGTAGTTGGAGAAACTGCATGTTCTGCAATATATGCACCACCGTTAAACGAAACAATTGACCCAACATCATAACTAGAATTCTTATCCCAATCAGTTATTTCTGATGAGTATGTAATTCTATCAAACTTAATAGTCGATGATATAGATCTGATTTTGTTGTTAGAAAGCATAGCATATGCTTTTCCGCCAACCCCGTTACCATTGATTATAACTTGAGGAATTGATGTATATCCGTATCCTGGATCTTCAACAAGAATTTGTGTTATTGCCCCAGTGTAGTAATCAATGAGTGCTCGGGCTTTCGCTCCAATTCCGTTGCCGCCAACTAAAGTCACTGTTGGTTCAATGGTATATCCAACTCCTTGATTTTGTATTACAATCTCACCAATGGTACTAGTGTAATTCTCTCTCCAAAACTTGTACTCGTCCCTCTTGATAATTTCTTCGTCCCTTGCATGTTCGAAGTTCGGGCTTCGATAAGTTTTAAGGTCTTCGTCGTAGTACGGCGGTAAATCGAAATCTGAAGTCTCAAGAACCGCATCGTCTAATGCTTCGTAGTTAAGTAAGTATTCTCTAATTTTTGTCCGATATGGCTTAACTTCATTGATGTAATCCCGATAATATTCCTGGTTATCTTTGATGTAGTTAGGAAATTCCTCTAACTTTCGTAATTTGTGAATGATCGAAATAAAGCTAGTTTTAAACAACCAGTCATTGTCTCGATTTTCTGCCAGCGAATAATTCATTAATGAGAAAAATAGTTTATTAAACTCGACCGACAAGTTCCTAACGAAAATATGATCTCGTATAGTTTCGAAAATGCATCTAAATTCTTTCGACACATCAAGGTCAAATCTTCCGCTATCAAAGAAGTCCGAACTGAAACCAAAAGGATCTGGTGCGCCGCTAAATAAACTAGACGACAGCTCGATTGTTCCGTTTTGTAGTACTTTCAATTCCTTAGACAAGTTACTGGATATTCCATAAACCATAAACTGCCCTTGACCGTTGTTATTAACTCGTACTAAGTCACCAGCTTTTAAGTGTAGTTTATACATGTCTTTTTCTAAGTCAACTGTATATGTTGGCATCAAAGTGACATTAAACCCTTCTTTAACCCAATCTACAAACTTCCACATTTTAGATGTATCATAACTCTGGATCTGATCTAAGACTAACGAAGGGACAAATTCTGTGCCGTTCCATACTACTGTCACTTTATAGATAGTCCACAAGTTGTCGAACTCGTAATCTCGTTCGACTAAAATTTTATATTCTTGTGGGGTTTCTGTGTCGAACGTGTAATTACCAAACTTATCTGCGCCGAAACCAACAAATAGCCCAGAATGTGGAAGATTGTACTTATTAATGTACTCTAATTCGTCTCGATCTGCAACTTTAAGGTTCCATACCTCGTCTCGTTCGCTGGGAGGTAAATCGCTTCGGTACAACCCTTGTATATTAAATTGTGCAGCAATCGGATGTTTAGAAAATACATTGTTTACAAATGTAACAAAGTTTTGTGCTGCTCGAGTCCGATCAGAAAACATCGACTGTCGAGGACGAACACTAATTCCGTATCTTTCAGATTTCTTTAAGGTAACATCAGGAACATTACGATCAGCAGTATCCTTACCTGTCAAGCTGTCGACTAACTTATTCACTAGTTTAGTTGGCAAGATAGCATTATAATTTCCTTCTTGCAATAGCTCAAACTCACTATGTGTCGGGGTTTTATTTAAATGTTCTGAGAACTCAATGTGTAAGACTGTTTTGTCACTATTTAACATGTTATTATAGTTAAATAGTCCAACCGCACTGCTGCTTAAGATTGCAGCATACGGAATTCCTTGCCCTTGTGGATTATTAATTATATCAGCAATTACTGCTACTGGATGAGATTTGTCTTTGCTTGTGTTATTCTTCTTATCTTTTACCCAGAAGTAATATTTGCTTTGTAAGCTATTTGTTACTGGATGAACATAAAACATCTCTACATAAGCAGAGTCGTCTTCGTACTTCGGAATACCGTCAGAGCCGTGCTCGACATATTTCGACGGTAATACATCGCTTTCTACCCACTCTAATACTTCAATAGTAGAACCCGGAAAGACTCGACCCCAATTCGCTAACCTATAAGATAGAGAACCTTGTTCGTAGTCTACGTATCTAACTAAATCTAAATTCCACCACACTTTACCAACTTGGAAGTCGCTCCAGTGATAGTCATTGAACAGAGCGAAGCTGGGATTAGTCGTTCGATTATATGCTGCCGGGTCAACTGTTGTTTTATAGTCAATATCTTGTTCAGCAATTCCAAGTATCTTTCCTTTAACTGGATCAATATAATCCAAGTAATTTAAAATAGTATTAGAATCCGAGTTATACACAAACAGTTCGTTAACATAGTTATAGTCTACTTTTGGACTTTCACTTTTAACTTTTTCCCACCCTTTAACTTTAGATAAATTAGTAAAACTATACACTCTCCCAATGTCAACACTATCCCCTTCATCGTCATACGGGGCACTAGTAACAATGTAATGACCTGCGATATCTATCGAATAACCAAATTGGTCGTATGATTTAATGTCCGGATTATATAATAACTGTACGTACCCAAACTTGCTTGAATTTCCGTAAATATTATTTGCGTTATGCATTAACTCAAATACATATACTGACCCGCTCTTATGTGTTCTATCATAGAAATATGTAGTTCTGTTATCAAATACTGTAGTTTTATTGTCGAATACACTCTGACTTACTAAGTCAGCGTACTTGCTTTCGCACAACAGCGTTTCACTAATTGCATCATATTTCACCGCACTGCCGAATAGTTCATTACTTCGGAATTCAGCCATTGGATACTTTATTTCTTGTAATTCAACAATAAGGTTGAACGATAGCTCATTAAATAAATTGCCAGACCCCGGAAGAATAGCCAGGACAGAATTCTTCCCAACTGAGGTGAGCGTTAAGTACCCGTTATCGTTTGTGGCAGTAACCCCTGGGATATCCGAATAGTTAATTACATTTACAAAATCATCTAACGTTGGGGTTGGTATATAGATCCCAACATCAACCCCGTTGATAAAAATTGATCCGCCAGGTGTTAACACAGGGTCTTGTTCAACCGTAGTTATGGTATTAAACTCTGCTGCAATGTCGGCAAAATAACGCACTACTCCGCTCTTATAAGAATTTTCAGTATAATAAGGAGATCCCACAAACATCTTTTTACCGTCTGGAGACATGTCAACTGATGTTCCGAATTGTGCATTATACACAACTTTTCTTGGTTCAAGTACTTTTATTAAAGAAAACCCACTAGTTGTTCTGCCATAAACATATGCTGCCCCAGCATGTTCTATTGGGATATTAGTCGCAATATCAACTGCATCTTCGCCTGGGGCGCCAACAATTAACTTAGAACCATCATAGTTCGTTTTAATGCTAACTCCATACATAGCATCTAACGACTGTACACCGTAGTTAGCTCCGTCTAACGTGCTATCGAACTTAAAGAACGATCGAATAGTTACTTTAAGTTGCACAGCCCCAGGGTCTACATTAAACTTTAGTAAATTGCCAGTGAATGTATAATGCACTCCTGGAAGGTATGTGCTAATGTCAGATGTTATAGTTGTTGATTGCTGATTAGCAATCAAGAATGGAACCGTTTCTCCACTAAACATTGGGTTTGTGTCGAAATATATAGACGAATCATCTAAAATAAATTGCTCTTCTACTATCTCTTCTAACTTATAACTATAAACCTTGTTTACCTCAGAAGCTCCGATATACAACCATTTACTGTCGCCGCTTATGCTAACGCTATCCCCAAATTTCTCATTAGCAGGTTGTTCGATTCTTTGTGATAATACCAATGTACCAGAGGAAACTCTATTATAGATATATACTTCCCCAGCTACCGTCGAGGTCCCAGGGGCCGAAACTATAGCAAATCGATCCGACATGTCAATGCATTCACCAAAATCTTTAGTAGTAGGCAGTACCGGACTTAAGGTTTGAATTTCGTTTGCTGTTGTATTCTCAGGAGTGACTGTTCTAAAATATGTTTTGACCTCACCCTGGCCGCTATTCACTTTAGGGCGACTAACCATCACAAATTTTGCGTCAGAAGATAACTTAATTGTGGTGCCGTACTGATCTAAGTTAACCGCGGTTGACTCGTCAACCGCGTATTGCTCAGTGCTTACCCACGGTTCGTTCTTATTAAATACTCCCCAATTTTTGTTTGGGCTAGCTTCGTCGACCCATACCTTGTCAATGGTTTTCCAGTTATGTATCGGAGTATAATCAACAATATCGCTCATCTGTTTAAATCTGAGAGAGATCATCTTATATAAAATTGCCCTTCCAGATAATGTTTCTTTCTCTTTAAACTCAGCAAGAGCAATGTCTCCCATAAGGAGTTTAACCACTACTGTGTTGATAGATTTAACACTAATAGTTTGGTAGAACCCATCAACTAAACTAGCAATGCCCTTAAACGCAAAAATCTCGTTAACCTTTAATGCATGAGGGAATTCAGTGACTACCTCAGCTGTGTCATCTGTCAGGTACTTAACCGAAATAGTTTGGTTTTCGGTTTCGGTGATTCGATATACGTTCCATTCTCTGGTTTGATCTTTTGCAGTCCAGATTCTGAACCCGCTACCGATTTTGTTAATGTACGTTGACAAATTGCTGTAATCATTAATATCGAAAATTGTAAGGTCAACATCCTCAAGACTAACATAGCCAGCAGTTTTAATATCGTTAGCGTAAACTGAACTACTGTCTCTGTTTTTAAAGACATTGTAACAATCTACTATCGGTGGTGTTTTATAGCAATGTTTTGTGGTTATGCTAACTGCACGTTGATCTTCTGTTGCAACAAACGACATTGCGATAGGATCTTTAGTAAAATATTGATCGCTCAGTTTAATGTCAAGCTCTTTATTACTAGATAACGCACCGTACTCACCTACACGAATGCCCCACTCTTCAAAGTAGTCAATTGATCCAGACAGGTTGTTAAACTCAGCTTTCGTTAACGCAGTAACAGCGTTACGAGTACCTTTTTCTTTAATAAAACCTTGATACAGTTTTACCTGAGATGCCGTATCCAGACTTAAATCTTCTAAGTAATTTCTATTACGGAAACCGATTAATCCGTTACTAAATCTCTCTAAGTCGTCGCTAAGATGAGTAGCATCAATATCATACAACCATTCAGACTTTTTAGCGTTAGTAGCTAAGTTTGGTAGTAAACCTGACTTAATCTGATCGTCTGGGATCTGAGCCCAGTTGTGCTGTTCAAACACATCTGCTGCAACAATATTTGTTAAAGCAACATAGAAAGAGTTCTTGTGACGAATTAAGTCGCCGCGTAAGTAATCTTTACCAGCAGCCCATTCGTTAAACGAAGGTGAGCTGTAAATAAAGCCCGGTGCTTCAAACTTGCCTGACCAACCATCTGTTTTGCTTCCAACACATTTCAATCTATATTGTCTGTTACCTAATTCAGGTTTGTAAATTACGTCATTAAACATTGTTTCGTTATTAAAAATAACCGAATGTTCGTATTGAACTAAATTTAACTCTAAGAAAGCAATAGATTGACCCGCTGTAGCAGTTACTACAAAGTCGTTGTTTTCTCTAACTACTAATAAGTTATTCCTCTTAATGATGCTAAAGTTCTGATCCATCACTTTAGACCCAGCTGGGGTATTTGTTATCTCGTCTACTATTGCAGATCCGTTAGAGAACTTAATCGTACTAGCAAGAGGAGTTAGCACAATTAATGCACCGTCTTGCCAACCTTGCTGTGCCCAAGTTAAAAACTCACGGACTGATAATGCCCAGTCTTGCTGTAACTGAAGGTCTGTGTTAAAATCAGTAAAGGTAAATCCTACGCCAGTTAAGTATCGACCGTAACTTACTAAAAAGTCGCAAACTTGTTGTCTGCTTGTAAATTCAGTTCCGTATGGAATATTAACTTTAACACGCTCGAAATCATTATACACTATTGCACGAGAACCCAGGACCCCGATAGTGTAGTTGTTCGAGTTCTGATCGCTAGGAACTATAGTAAAGTACGGAGCAGTTAAGTCGTATCCTTTAACTACGAAACCAGCACCTACTTTTTCTACTATCACTGCGCTATATGTTACCCGGCCAATTGGCGGAGACTTGTGCAAGTATATAGAGTAGTCATCGGATGGGATAATAATCGACTCGTTAACGCTAGATGGACTGCTCTGTTCAGCTAAGAACTTAGTATATGTTTTATCAGTGTAACCACCAACTTTGTAACTTAACTTAACATCTAAGTTTGTTAAGAACTGACGAATTTTTGCAGCAGGATCTAAAATACCCAAGGAAACAATGTAATCCCTAATCCAGTTAATGTATCCGGCTGAAGCAACAACTTCGCCATCAACTACTTCTCCGTTTATCTGTACCCTAGTTGGAGAAATTCGATTGTTTGTATTCTTAATAAGATACTGTTCTTTTTCGGAATCGTAAAAGTAAGAATCAACATTCATTAATAGACCAAAATAACATCCTGGATGCATTAATGCAATAGCTGTTTGTAGTGCAAACGGATAATCACTGCTCTTGCGCCAAGCAGCTTCAACTGGACCAACATCACCAATTACAAAAGACTTGTCGGTGTTACCGCCAGAGAATCCGCCAGTTAAAAACTCACTTGGGTTCTTAAGCAAACCGTTGTCAGTAACTGGAATAACTGTCAATAACCCAGGTCTAGCAAACCGAGGGTCAACACCTGCGCGATCGCCTTCTCTGATTGTACCTGTTTCTAAGTCTTCCCACAACACTAAGTTACCGCCGGTGTATGGTGCCGGACCGTAATATTCTTCCCACCAGGTTGGCTTAACTGAGAAGCCTAACATCTCCCATGGGGTTGTGTTTGGGGTTTCGGTGTCGTAAAAATATCGGAATATGCCCCTCCAATGTCCTGGTAATTTTTCTTGTGATAACTTATCGTTAATGCTGCTATAATTCCACGTCCACGGATTGTTAGCAACATAGAAACTATTAGTAGTGTAATCAACCTTTGAATCGCCTGCCCAGCGTAAAAATTCTTTCGATACAATTTGATTAAACTCGGTCCTAGAATATGCAGAGTCTCTAAATTTACCAGGCACTCTAGACATTAATTCAGTCACTGACTTGTCGTGAATTTTAATATTATTGTATATACGTTTCTCTAACTCTAGAAGCAAGTCATCCCTAAAATCATTGAATGCAGGAGTAATGCTCCCGTCGTGACCGCGAATTACATTAATAGGTGTTACATATGTGTCGTCTAAAAACTTCACAGGCACATACTTTGGATATAATCCTAATTTTGTTGGAGTTTCTGGGACATAGCAGCCCACTGTGCTACTATATTCTACAATCTGTATTACGTCGTCATACTCTAACTCGTTGTTAAAAACTATCGACGGACGAGTTTGATTAAAATAAAAATGCTCATCTTTTACTAACTGCTCCCCATTGACGTAAACTAACACCGCAGTGTTGCCTAATGCAGTATCATTGAAGAGTTGACTCATTTCGTATTCAACAATTGCAGTACTTAAAACCGTATACTCAATGACATTTTTAAGATCGCCGTGCGGTATCATATCACTGTGGAACCATGGGAACGAACTAGTTTTAACTGCATTTAAACTTTTTAATATCGTGTCAACCCCGTTTACAGGATCGAATATGTAAGAATCTTTAAGTGTTAATGAAAGTTCAAGGAACCGATTCTTAAATTTAGTGTATTCTTTTTGTGCATACGTAATAGATGACACAAAGTTTAGTTGTTTTTCTAATAAAAATAGTGAGCTATAAACAACCGGTGCACTATGTTGTAAAATGCTACCAGATTGATCTTTTATTTGTAAATCCCTAAGGTTGCTGTTTCCTGGAACTGAGCCAATAATATTCGAACTGTTAGACGACAACGTCACTAAGTGATTTCTCATTTGTCCTAGCGTCAGACTGGTAAAGTCTGCGTTTAATGAGTTCATATCTAAGTTCACCGGGACTTCGTAGTGCCCAATTTCGCTTGGAGTTTTACTATAAACAATAACATCTATTTTATCGTCAACAAATAATGTAGTGTTAATTTCTAAAACCGGAATCACCCCAACGTATACAAAGTCGTATAGTGTTTTGTCAATGATTTTGTTGTTTATTAACACCTTAGACGAAACTGTGTTTACACTCTTAATGTCTGGACGTACATCCAATTCAAAAAAGTTTGAGTTACCTTGGTATATGTACGAAAACACCTGGGACTGTTTAGACAAATGCGTCACTTTGCTCCACATGTTAGCTTTTATTATCTCATGCGTGTTGACGTCAATTTTTGCTGCGAAGCCATCGATAATTTGTTTATTTCTTAAGATCGAACCGTTGATATAAGTGAATAAATCTGTATTAAATGTGTTTGCAAATTCAATATCACCAACGTTATTAAACGATCTATACCGTAACGGGAATCCTAGAACTTTGTCGTCTGCACCAGTCCCTTTTGCATACTCAAATAAGGATGTGCCGGCAAATGTTGTGTTTGTATAAAAGTTATTGTCACCAAAGCTATTATTAAGACCATCAACAATATCAAACTTTGGTGCCTGATTTACTTCGTGTTTTTGTTGTGCTGCTACCCAAATAGTGCCGTTATACCAATAGCTCTTCCCTATCGAGTGGCCGACTGTTGGGGTCACTGACTCATTAGGTAAAATGGTAGGATTATCAACTAACTCTAAATGCAATGTTGGTAGTGTAATAGAATTCTGGGTTATGTCAAGGATACGGATAGCGAAAACCCTATTACGCATTTCTGGGTTAACGTCATTTGCAAACACTACTGTTAGTCCGTCACTGAGTTGAATTCCGAAGAACGTAAAATCGCCGTCAGGATTAGTTACACCTTCAATCTGATTTAGAGAATCAGTAATAGTAAAGTCTAAGATATCAACCTGATTATTGCTAAAACGACCGTTATTAAACAATTTTAAGTCTGGCTCAAACTCAATGATAGGGCGAGTTGCTCGTTGCAATTGATTATAGTTATAAAGAGAATTGTTATATTTTGCTGACGCCGCAATCACGTCTTGGTGGAACCACCTGTTGCTTCTTGACCATGCATTTAAGTCAATTGAACTTCTATTAATGGTTACATAGTCAGGAATTATCGGACCGTTAGACACTTCGTCCCATCTTGTAGTATCGAAGTTATATAAATCATACGGTTCAGTCTCGCTGCTATAGTTAGTTTCGGGGGTGATTAATTTACTGTTATCAACTAATCGGATTGACGACCCAACTCCTTCAACATAAAATACTTTATTTGCGTATTTAACTGGGTCAACTTGGTCGTCAAATCGAACCTTTAACCCGTTAGTGAATTTAACACCGTTCGGGCTGGTATAGCTCGGCTTTCCTAAAATGTCATCAACTTCTAATTTAGATGACGTACTGTCAACCACTTTTATACGGCCAATAAGTTTTGTATTCTCTGAATCAGAATAATAAAATGTATCCATCAGCGATGTTAATAATGGCACTTCCTCAATGATTAGGGTCTCTGATTTAAAGAACTCTTTATTACCAAACTGGGAGCCACCAGTAACATATACTGTGTGTTTAACTGGAAGATCAGCAACATATACAAGTTTAATAACTGCATCAGATGATCCAACAACATCTGAGGTATCTAAAGTAATTCTCCATATACCAGTACGTTGACTACTTGGAATAGTTTGTCCTGCATCCATGCCTTCTACTGGATCATAACCTAAACTAAACCGGCCAGGTCCCGCCCAGTTATTGTCGTTTGGATCATTACTAACAAAGATTAACTCTTTTCCTGATATGTTAGGAGTAACTCCGTCAAATCCTGGGTACTTAGATAAAAATGCAGACAACAAGGTGTTATGAATTTCGTTAAACGGAATACTTGTAGCATAATCAACATGCTGCAATAATGGCATGTTGGTATAATACTGTTGTGCATTAAATTCTGGTACAAAGAACTCAATCTCGCCGATTGTTGCTCCGTTGTTTTCTACCCCAAGTACTTCTCTGGTTTTAATGTTTGGAGCAATTGTTCTGTAGCCTGTTAATCCCGGCTCTGTTTGTACCCAAAACTTAGTAGCACTGTTAACTAAAAATTTATACTTGCCGCCACGAACCACTGTAATGTCTGGATTCGGAGATTCCCCAAACCCGCTCACATTAAATGCATTCTGCTGTAAATTTATTGTAATGTCGAATGTTCGTTCTGCATCAACAGCACTAGAAAAAACATCTACTTCTTTTGGTCCTGTTGGTAGCCAGTAGTACTGGTTAAAGTTAACTAACTTATCTAAATCAATTTGCCCATCAAACGAGTAGTACTCATTCTCAAACATTCTTGAATGGTCGGTAGTAATACCGCCGTAATGTTCAATTTTTTGCAATAAGTCTACATAATCGGCATGAAATAAAACGTTGCCTTTTTCTGTAACAACCACGCTTGGTTCGAGCTGATAATCTTGACGCAGCTTATCTGCTTCAAGAACATAGTTGTCTGCTTTTTTAAAGGTTGGGGCAAAGCGGCGGCCAATATAGCCGTTAACCTTTTTAAAGCTTGGTTCAGAAATTAGCTGATCTACTGTTGCATTTAAAAACTTCTTGTTTGCTTCAGTCTGAAAAACGCTTGGTAAAAACTTGATTGATTTAACTGCTGCCATTGTATGTCCGTGTTATTATGTATTTACCGCTACTAAATTCTGGTTTAATTGCGCCGCTGATATAGAACTAATCACCTCAACATTGTTAACTGTTGCTGCACTAATTAAAATCTCGTCGGGCATTGCATTGATTTGTTGTAAGTTGCCGTATAAAATTTCTGTGCTTAATGGAACGATAATCACGCTTGAGATGTTAGGGCTTAACACTGAATGCAAGTAAGCACTTAGCTCACTGAAGTAAAACACTTCACCAAAATCCCAATTACTTGTGTTAAAGTAGTTATTAATAGCCGATATAACAGATGACTTAATGTCGTTGTCGCTGATGTTAACTGATGGATTCTTTACTACTTTAAACATAGCTTGCAACGAAGGGTCAGCCTTAGAACCAAAAAGAGGCTTAAACTTAACACTATTAAAAATTAGTGTGTCGCTGATTGCCTTAAAGTTTTCTAACGAGCTAAAATTTAACCTCAACTCTTCGTTAGTCGGTGCTGCTGGTTCAACAACTTTCCCCGACATGTCTTGTATCCAATTTCTATAAGCTGACTCGTAACTATTAATTAGTAAATACAAGTCGATGATGTTATTTGGACTTGGGTCAATTCTTCTATAACTAGGGCTGTGATGTTGATACAAGAAATACAAACCCATTCTACCTAGTCTATAGAAATATTCAGCTGTTTTTAATAACACTAACTCATTATTCTCAATTACTGCAATGTAAAATTCGTTATCGTTATTAAGGTAAAATACCTCACCTTCGTTAACCATACCGATATTATGATTTAGTTGGCTATACGTTAAGTATTCCTGACTCACCACACCTTCTGCTAACGGGGTATCGACTATAAAAGAGTCGTATGATGCTTCTTTCTTAAAGAACACTTTTTTGTATGTTGGGGTTGTGCTATTGTCAGTGCCCGGATTAACGATCAACGAGAATAAATCCGGGTTATCTGGGATTCCGTCATTATTCAAGTCTCTGAAGGTTAACAAGATCTTATTTGTGTCTTCAAAACCATCTGATTCAACAATGTTTTTGTGTATATGCCATGCATAATCTACACCGAGAGGTTCTGCAGTGTCGGGTTTGTTGTTAACTTTTAGAATATGTATCTGATCTCGAACAGTTGTTCCTGTCTTTGGATCAAAAATCTTTACCTTATCGTCGAAATAAAACTTAACCGTTTTTTCGCTCTCAAGGACATAATCTAGTCCACGGTAACCAATGGTATAGTTTCGTCCGTCAAATGTAAAATACACTAACCAACTCGAATCTGCATTTAAACCGTTTGTGTTACCTTGCGTTGATAAATCAAAGTCGCTAGTAACCTTTAAGTTCTGACCTTCAATGAACTGCCAACGTTGCGAACGAGAATCATATGTTAATCCAAAGTTCTTGAACGCTAACATTTCAGTAATAATTTGATTAATCATCTCATTGAGAAGATTGTTTTTAAACACTGGAATAATCTGATCTACCACAGCTCCGGTCGGAACATACTGATTAAGCATTATCGGTCCTGACCCATCCGAGAATGTTCCGGTGCCGCCAGCTGTACCGTCACCGATTGCTTGAGTTACTGCTGCATACAAGAGTGTTGCATCTCCTGCGTGTGTTGGTGTTCCAGTAACTAACTTATTTTGTGAGTTAAAATATTGTCCGTCTGGGGATCTAAATTTTATAATAGACCCTACACGAATGTATTTTGCATTTGATGTAGTAACATGTCCGATTTGAATTAATTGGCCTGCACTTATTGTTCTAAAGGAACCAGTACTTCCATTTGTAACCGAATTTGCTTGTGACCACATTGCGTCAGGCAATACGAAACGTTCAAACTTGTCGTAGTAAAAATGTGTCATTTCTTGCGAACGGATAATACCTAGTAACTGGTTATACACTACTCGGCTAATGTCTGTTGTATCATTGAACATAAAGTTAAACGTTTTTACAAAATGATTATAGTATAAAATTCCGTCTTCGGCGAAAATACTAGTACTAGAGTACTTCCCAGTAGGGTCGTTAACATCTAAGAATCTACTAATACCCGAGCTTGTTCGGTTAACTGCTTTTGCCTTTGTGATATCCGAGAAACTAGTAAATGGGAAGATGTTATAATCTTCCCCAGTGATCATTCTATTCTGCGTGTAGTATTGCTGAGGAGCATTTTGTCTAATGCTTTCGGCCGATTCACGACTAACCGCATTGCTAACGGTGTATGTCAGGCTTGCACGAATGGTCAGAGTTTCTTCTCGTCCTGTTCTGCTAATATATGCAACTGTAATTGCAACATTTTGCATTTCTTCTGGAGTGATTCTATGGGTGATGTTGTTGCCTACTCTGTAGTAGAACACAAAGTCTCCTTGAGGAATATTCGAGAAGCTTCCGTCACCAAACACTAGCTCAACTTGGTCATTAACCTTCGTGTTAACCTGATATATGTTTCTTTCGTTTGATTTGTTATACACCACGTTAATGCCTGCTAACGCTGGCACTGCTTTCCAAAAGTTATCAACATCGCCTGCAGAAGTCAAACTATATAACCAAGTATCGGTGTTATTAATGTTTGGATAATTGATGCTGATCACTCTGTTTGGGAGAGATTCTGTTAAACTAAACGTAGTTGTTTTAAGATCGCCTTGTTTAAAATGCAAAAAGAAACCAGTGTTGCTACTAGCATTTCCGTTATTATCGTTACGATAGAGGATGTTAAAAAATTGAGTAGGTTTAGGCGGAACCTCATACACATATGATTGATCAATACTAGTTGCACTCACTACCTCAAACGGAGTGATAGCACCTTCAATAGATGCTGAGAACGGAAATGTCGGTACTGTAGTTGGGCTTATGTTTAGCGTGTATTCATCAGTTTGAACTCCGTTAATAACTTGTGAGTTGCCCGATTTTCCAATAATCTGACTATTAATTAATGCAGCATTTAATAATAAATTAAACTGTTCTAACCAATTATCATTCGAAACATCATTCCACGAAACCGGAATGTTCGATAAGTTAAACCCGTTAGAATCGTAGATTGTTTCCGACGAAGTAACTGATTCAATTTTTAAGAAACCGCTGGCAGGTATTGCACGTTTTGGATTGTAACTGATCAATCGTGCTAGTTTAAGAATACTGTCTCGACGTTCAGCAGTATCTAAGAAGTTTTCACGAGTATTTAAGTCGCTGCGGAAAGCTAAACTTTGGCCTAAGAAGGAAATTAAGTCGATTAACGATATGAACTCGCTAGACTCAATGAAGTCGTTAAAATCCTCTGGGTAGTACAACCGCAAGTAGTCAATCATTGACTTACGAATAGTCTCGAAGTCATAACTCTGGAAGTTGGCGTCCTTAAATGTTTGATATACTTTTTTCCAATCCTCTGCTACAAGGAGATTGTACTGACGGTTTACTGATGACATATTATTCTACCTATTATATGATATTTATAGGTTTTAATAATATGGTGTTTTTATGCTGGGGTTCCTTGATCGAACTGCATAACCAGTGTTCCTAGTTCGTCTGTTTGTTTAAAACGTACTTCGATCTGTATCATAAGGCCGCTTTCTACCTCAGACACGTATATGTTCTCCAAAAGTAACCTAGGGTCGTGTTTAACGATTCTCGTTAAATCGTCTGCGATCAGTTCTTTTACAGCTGGACTAAAAGGTTCATATAATAGATTCCAAATGATTGTCCCGAACTCTGGATTCATTAACTTTTCACCTTTTCTAATATTAAGGTAATTGTACAAGTTTTGTTTAGCTAACTCAAAATCAGTTAACCTAAACTTTTTGTACCTATTAACAGTGCTAAAACCTTTATATAAATTTGCCATAGTAATGTATTTAAGCCTGTGATGTGATCGTCGGGTTTGACGCAAAAATGCTTGCTTCAGTCTGACGACGGTTATCTAGTGCTGCCATGTAGTTTCCGCCTGCTGTTTTAATGCCTTTATTCGAAATAATATCTGCTGCTCCTTGCGTATTTCCTGCAAGAATCTCATCGCGCAGCCCGTTCTTTACTAAAGACTTAGTTGACCCAGTATTATAAGCATACGAAGTGAGCGCAGCTTTTTGATCATCGTTAAGTTTACTCCATGCTTCATTACCTAGAGGCCCTTTTGCTGCCTGTTGATATTTAGGTAGGTCTTTCTTTAACAATGCATCTGCTTGTTCAGGAGTTAGCTTAGTGTCTGCTCCTTGATACGGAACTACCTCACCGTTACCTAAATCAATACCGTTTAACTTCTCATCAGCAGTAATCTGGTGGCCGTATCCAATCGAGTACTGATCTCCTGGATTGTTAGGCGGTGGCGGGTCTAAATATGCTTTACCGTTGCGAGGTAACCCCTCTTCTTTCTTAATCAATGCTGTTGTCTTATCTGTTTCTGATCCTGTGAGCATAGGCGGAGTGTTTGATAAGATCGGTGTTGGGGTGACTGGCTTTTTAGTAACTACTGTTCTTGCACTTGCTGACCCGTAAGATGTTTTGTGTTTTGAGTACGGTTCGTGTGTTGGAGGGGGTGACTTTTCATCGGGAATAGTAGTTAACATTGCTCCATTAGAACTCCTCCACGTTTGGCCAACTTTTGCTGTTTCTGGTCTTGCAACTACTGGAATTTTTTCTGCTTCGTTCCCAGATTTTGTGTTAAGGTAAATCATACCTGCCCAGAAAACTAATTCAGTTCCTCCACGGAATGAACCTACATTACCAGCATACAAACTTAGATTATTTTCTGCTCGAACACCTACATCCTTAGAGTGTACCTTCATACTAGTTTTAGCATACATGTTAATCTCACTACCTGCATACATGTTAATGTCTTGGTCAGCGTGAATATTAAGATTGTTTTTTGTACGAATATTAATGTCGTTGTTTGCAAACAAATTTACTTTGCCGTCTTTAGTAAACTCTGCCCACACATCCCCATTGCCGTTTGCAATGTAAACAACTTCTTCAGTGTCGTGCATTAAGATCTGATGGCCGCCTGCTGTACGCAATCTCACTAGTTGACTGCCGCCTTGTTGGTCACCGTCATCCATTACGAAACTGTGGCCGCCTTTACGTGCGGGAACTGTTTTTTCTACTGACGTAGTAGCGGCGTCAACTGGCTTTAGTGGTCTACCTGGGGTGCTTATTCCAAAGACTGTGCTAGGAGACTCTCTTTGGCTGCTACTTGTTATCGTTCCTCTGATTGTATCAGCTTCTAGACCTTGTCTAACTAAAATGTTTAGCTGATCTACATGCACAGGTTTTTGGATATTTCTAAAATCGTCCCATCTAACAGAGGGTTCATGTTCGTTAAACTCTGCAACAGGGTATTGAGCTGCACTCACTCCTTGATTTGTGCCTGCTTCTATTTTTGAGTGGGCGCCAATTGCCGGAACCATGTGATGGCTTGCTGTAGATGGAATACAAGCAAACCAGTATCCTTTATCCGGATGCCCTGACACGAAGGTCACTAACACCCAATTATCAATATCTGGCGGAACAAACCACATACCGTATGTGTTAGATGTAGTAGTGTAGTTTACTTCTTTAGGTTGAGTTGTTTGATGGGTTGATCCAAAGAACGGACTAGCATATCCTACCGATCTCCAATGTGTTGGTTCTAACTCGTTGCCGCCCAAATCCGGAATAAACACCTGCAATCTGCCACGGAATGCTGGGTCGATGTTGTTTTTTACAATACCTATATACGGTCCTGGGTCTATGCGACCAGAGGCAGAGCTGGTCCGATCATACTGTTCAGGAATTCTTTTGGAGCTAACTCGTTTATCTATCATTGTTTACACCGACTGTAAGTTTGCAAAAGGATCGTTTGGTTTTGGTTTTTCAGGTAGACCAAGAGACTTAGTAATTGTTCTGTTGATCTGACTATTAGCTGCAACCTGAGACGCTGTGATTGGCGGCTCAATTCCCGATGCCGGGGTCCATCCTGCCTCAGCATTGATCTTGTTCGCTTCATCTATGTGAGCTTGTGTAGGAACTGGTTGTTGGGTGTTAAAAATACCCATGTTCGTAAGAGGTACCTGGGGTGTTTTTCCGTTTGACAAATCGTTTAAGAAGTTCTTTGCCACTTCATCTTCGTTCTTAACTTGTTTTATAGTCGACGCAATATCAATCTTAGGCGGTTCTTGTGCTGGTAGGCTAACATCAGTTGCTCGTCCATTGTTAGCAATTGGTTTCTCGGTCTCTTTTCTCTGCGATTCCTCGACTTCTTTAAGTTTTGCTTCTTGATCAGGCAAGCGTATTAAATCTAGAGTCTGTTCGAACTTTCCGTTATTAAACGTGCTCTCAACTGTTAGTATCTTAAAGAACCCTTTGAACGGGCTTTCGATGTACTTGCTATCGTAGTCAAGCAATCCTGTACTATCACTAAAATCCTTTGGGGTTTTAAAGTTTAAAAATGCGTATAACTCGCCGCTGTCAGTAACTAACGACTCGTTTGGTGTAACATGTGCATCTATTACCGGAACTGCTTCAAACTCTGATCGTTTGTGCGGAGGGTAGAAGAAGTCGTCTTGTTTGAATAAGTGCGGATCACCGACAATTTTTAATTTAACGTTAATCATGTCGCCTCTGCTATTAGATAGCAATGCGTTTCGGGTGTCGTACACTACCGCAGTTTTTGCATCTTTAGGTCCGACAGATCCAGATGCAAGGTTTGGGGCCAGCACTTGTGATAAGACCCTAAAATTGTCTGGGCGGGTTTCTTTATTTTTGTCAGCCGACACTTTTGCTTTTGTAACTTCTTCGTTATCTCTTGACCCACTGTCAGGAGACTTTTTATTCGACGTAGTGTCTGCGTCGTCTTGCTGCACTTGATCTTTTTTAAGTTGTTCGCGAACTAGTGTAGTCGACACGTAGTACAACATGTCGAAGTCAAGTTGGAAATCAATAATGTCGTTGTTCTCACCTGTAAAGATATAGTTATACGACTTTTGAACAATATCGGGGATGCCGTGGTTAGCATACTTAATTAGATTGTTTGTTAACGGCCACTTCACAATGTGATACCTAAATGTTTTTCCGAACTCGCTTCTTGCTGGGTCGTATTTTTTAAGAACAACTTCCGGAATAATCCTAAACCAGTTTAATTTTTTCTTTTCTTCTAGCATTTTCTTAAACCGTTCAGCATCAGCAGAGTTTGCTGGGTCAACAACTTGTTCTCTGATGTACTCACTACCCAAAATTATAGTTTCAATAACTTGCAGTAAGTTAGTTCCTGCGTTTATGCTGATCGAAACTTGCTTCTTATCGATCGTGCCTGGTTTAGCTGCACTAGCCTCTCCTTCTTTTGACATCGGTACAGTTTTAATAGAAGCAGATGCGTCAGTCGACATTATCGGAGACTTTGCAATTTCTGGATCTACCACAAATTCAATGTTATCGCTTTCTTCAAAGTTTCGATATGTTTTAATTAAATCATATGCAGCATCAATTGCGTCAGTATAGCTTGATACTTTGTACACTTTATTCTTATACTCTTCAGCCGCCTTTTTAGCTTCATCGGCTCGACCTTCTTTAGTTTTGTTTTCAACTACAGACTGTGTCCTCACTGAATCAGAGTCAACATTACCAGACAACTCGTTAACATTAGCCAACGATGATTTAGCTGCAAAAAAGTCGCCTACTGTTGAAGCTACGACGTTAATGTTTACTGGTACTGTTGCAACAGTATTTGACATCCCGTGATGGTTAAATGCTACACAATCACACTTATATTCAGCCCCTTTAGCTGTGATTTTAAACTTCATCCCTAGTATCTTTATAGGAATGTACTTTGTGTACTTGTATGACCTTGAAGGTAAAGGAACTCCATTTTCGTCATATCCTACAAACTCAACCTCCAATAGGTACGGCAAATCTAAATGGTTTGGTTCCGACGAGTATTTGTATTTTTCTTTAATAAACTTTGCAGTGTCAATAATTCTATTCATCAACGTTGCGCCGTTTGGCTCAATGATAGTAAACGACAACGTTAGCACATTGGAGTTTTGAGCTTGTTGGTTTGCACCGATTACCGTAAACATCTTTAAATCGTTGATGTAAAAATCAACGTCTTGGAATGCAGGGGCTCTATGTGGGTTTCGAATTTTTTTATCTGGCGTAGTACTAGAATATCTCCCTGCGCCACCGATTAAAACACTTTCGTCAGGAACGTATTGTCCAGTAGCTAATGTTTGTTTGTAATGATCAGGAGATAAAACATGCAAACTAATGTTGTATGAGTACGACGGTAAATCGTGTAATGGATTCGGCACACCGACTGTATTAATTATCTTTTTAGCTGGCCCAACATCAACTGTGGGTTTTTTGCTTTCGTCAACAGCATCTGGCATTCCTTCGAAAGCCGCATCTTGTTCTGCTAATATAGCGGCCTGCTCAGAAGTAGAGCTAATTCCGTACTTATTTGCGGTTGATTCTCGTTGAACCGCTTGATCTAGGTTACCAAACTCTGTGTCAACAAACGTCGATCCGCTTGGTGTTTGAGATACTCCTAAATTTCTTTTTTCAGGATTCGACAGTTGGATAACATTATCTACCCTACGAACATCAGCTTGAGATGCCATTTATAACCCTAAGTCTTTAATTAAATTGTCTTTACTAGGCAAATATATGCTAACTCCGGTCTTCATATCGAAAATCGGATCTTTAATTGTGTTTGGGTTTCTTGCAGCAAATACCCACCATAAAGAAGGATCGCCGTACAAGTCAGCAGCTAACAAATCTGGGCGAAACTGATATATTGACTCAACTGTAAACACTATGTCAGCTGGATCTTTAGCTATCGTTCTTGGTTCCCATATATCTAAGAAGCTGCTAAATGATTTTGTACCATAGTATGGGCTTGCTTTTGAATACTGTGCCATTAGATAAATCCTTTATCAAGTAATTTACCGCTTGCAAACGCATCAATACTAAAATCTCTATGGATACTTCTACGGCTGTACACTGGTTGCAATGTAATAGAAATTTTACTTGTTGTAGGTAGTCGAACCTGACTTGTTACAACTTCAGACTTGCTTTTATCAACTGCATTATTTTTACTATGTCCTATGTTAATCGACACATAATCAACATCTGCTGGCATAGTGTGACTAAAATTTGTAAGCACACATTTAATTGATGGGAAGTATGGAGAACCATACCCGTTTAGCACTAAGATTGGTGGAGGATTTCCTCTATTAACAGATTCGGATGCACCAAAAAACATTTTCGATGCGGATCTAAAGAAATGTATAGCTGCAAACAAATATTGTCCTTCAGACTGATTCTGAACTGTAAATTCTCCGTCAATTGTTATGGCATCCACTTCGCTTCCTTCGTACGAGAAAGATGCGTAGTTACTGTGAGTTAACTTAGTTGCTTGATAGTTTGCTTTGTGAGAAACTGTAATGTTTGGGGTGTATGGAAATACCACTCCGTTTGTTCCGATTAACGGAATTAACGGAAGATTAGAAACGTCTTGATACAGCAATTTTGCATTTGGGGGTAAGCTGACCCGAATTCTCCAATCTTCTAGTTCTGGTTTTGTTGATGCTCCTGTAGTCGGTGTAGTTCCAGGTAGCCCGCTAACACCAGGTATGTTTTTAACAAACTTTACACCACCTTCAGTCCCTAAGGCAGCTGACATTTTTGCGCCGGCTTCAAGCCCAGCAGATTTTAACCGAGATAATGTAGGGTCAACTGTTGATGACGAAATTTCCGCGGCCTTTTTAGATATATCCCCGTATAACTCAGTTGCCCGTTCTGAGATTCGATTTCCAAAGTTTGATAAAGCTTTCATGAAGTCTCTCTTGTAATAAGTATTTATAGACGCTATTATATACTACTATTAAAGGATTTAATGACCATGCGTCGTGTAAACTATCTCAACAACAAAGACATTCTTAAAGAAATTCACAAAAGCAAAACTACATACTGTTCGTTTAGTGATCCAACTGCACATCAATATGATATCATAATCAGGGACTTATCTACCATTCTATCGTCTATCGACGAAGCTAAGGTTAATCGAGCAGATAGGTTAGCTAAAGCTGCGTTTGATGCTGCTGTAGAAGAAGGTAAGAAAGTTAAACTAGCTGACTTCGAGCTGGATCCAACCACTATTCCAAATACTGATTTAGTTTTTCGGTTGATGACATGGGATCACATTCCTCAGATGGCCGACGACAAGAAGAAAATTGAACCGTCGTTAGCTGACTTCTTAGAAGAAGAATTGCTAGACACAGAGTATGACGAAGAAGTAGCGGTAGTTAAGGCACCTGGGAAGTTTGTAAAAGTTAACTTCCCTCCGTTCGAGCACTATAAAATAGATACAAACAACAATCCATTTGTTATTGGACGGAGTCACTGGAAAGGTGATTTAGTGACTGGAGAGTTTAACAAAGAACACGGGTCAGTTACACGGAAACTAGCTGATATGTATATCAAATTAGTTGAACGATATGCTACTCGCTCAAACTGGCGAGGATATACATACAACGACGAGATGCGTTCGCAGGCGTTACTACAGTTATCCCAAATTGGTTTGCAATTTGATGAGAGTAAATCCGAAAACCCGTTTAGCTATTACACCGCAGTAATTACTAACTCATTTACTCGAGTGCTTAATATCGAGAAACGTAATCAAAACTTACGCGACGATATACTCGAGATAAACAATTTTGCTCCCAGCTACACAAGGCAAAATTCCGGTGGAAATGATCACTACGATGAGTAATCTATTTAAGAAACGGTTTAATGCCTAAGTGGATAAATAATAATAGTCACTTAGGATTAAATTATGTTCATTTACAAAATTACTGTTCTCCCGTTGAACAAGTGCTATATCGGGTTTGATACTAAACCATCATACAAACTTGCTCGATGGGAGAAGCATAAAAAGAATTCAGTTCTCGGTAATACAAAGCTATACAAAGCAATGAGAGAATATGGAATCGAAAACTGCCAAATTGAAATTGTTGAGGATGGATTTAATAGTCTCGGCTGCTTGGCGTTGGCTGAAATAAATTACATTAAACAATTTAATTCGTTTATAGATGGGCTAAATTCTACTCGTGGCGGAGACGGGATGGGTAGACATATATTACATTTACTTTCGCCAACTGATCTCACTGCTCTGAGAGAGGCACTCGGGGGAAGTTTGTCCGACTATAATAAGAATGTTAAATGGGCAAACACTACCAACAACGAGCGAAAGTTTTTAACAAGACACTTGCACACCGACGAGGTTTATAAGAAAAAATCCGAAACCTTAAAAAAGTTTTACAAGGCTACCCCAGACGCAATTGATAAAAAGCGAGAGCAAATGCGAATAACTCGAAATCAAAATAAAGTGATCCGCGATCAACAAGCAAAAGAGGCGGGTCTAAAAGGGGCTTTGGCAATGTCTAAGTCCATTTTAGTTGAGTTTCCGGACGGGTCACGTGTAACATACATTAGTAAAAGTGAAATGCAGCGACAAACTAATCAATGGGCCAAAACTTTGATAAGAAAAACTAATAAAGGGATAACCCATAATGGTTATCGTGCGTGGGAAATAAATGTCTGCTAATTTATTTAGAAAGGCGATGATCTTCACTGATCTACACTTCGGATTGAAGTCAAACAGCGATTTACACAACCAAGATTGTTTAGATTTTATGCAGTGGGCAGTTAGCACCGCTAAAGAAGAGGGGTGCGAGACTTGCTTCTTCTTAGGTGACTACCACAACAATCGAGCAGCAATGAACCTTCGCACTATGAATTATGCAGTGCAAGGACTAGAACTGTTAAGTGAAAACTTTAAGAATACATACTTTATTCCTGGCAACCACGACCTGTTTTACAAAGACCGGCGTGATATTCAAAGTGTAGAGTGGGCAAAACACTTACCAAACATTACTATCGTTAACGAGTTCTTTAATAAAGGTGATGTTGCTATTGTTCCTTGGCTTGTTAAAGATGAACATAAACGAATCGGGAAGATTAAAGCAAAATATTGCATGGGACACTTTGAACTGCCTCATTTCTACATGAATGCTAAGATCGCTATGCCTGATCATGGCGAACTTCAAGCTTCTCACTTTGGGCAGTTCGACGGGGTGTTTAGTGGGCATTTCCATATGCGGCAGCATAACCGCAACATCACTTACATCGGAAACTGTTTCCCGCACAATTACGCCGATGCAGGAGACGATGCTAGAGGATGTGCTATTCTCGAATGGGGCAACCCAGTTGAATATCGTTCGTGGAGTGATCAACCAACTTACCGTGTCTTTAAACTAAGTGAAGTTCTGAATAATGCCGAGGAACTACTAAAACCAAAGATGCACGTTCGTGTCAACATTGACATTGATATTAGCTACGAAGAAGCTAACTTTATTAAAGAAACATTCGTTGAGACTTACCAATTGCGTGAGATTTCTCTTATTCCGCAAAAGGAAGATTTTGGTAATTTAGACGTCGACACCTCATCATTGTCGTTTGAAAGTATCGATTCGATAGTAGCAAATCAAATTAATCAGATCAATAGTGATCATTATGACAAAAGTCTATTATTAAACATTTACAATAATCTTTAACGATAGACAGTAGACATAAATACAAAAGGACAACTTAATGAAATATTATGCCTACTACTTTTTCTCCCACTTACTTGTACATAAAACAGCACTCGATAACAAAAATGCTATATTTCGGAAAGACAACTTTGCCGCACGATGATATGCTAGAATATTTAGGATCCGGAAATAGATGGCTTAATCACATTAACAAACACGGTGTTGACAAAGTAGAAACTTTATGGTATTGTTTATTTTATGATAAAAATGACTGTGAAAATTTTGCTTTATCATTTTCAAAAAACCAAATGATTGTCGAATCTAACAACTGGGCTAACTTAATACCAGAAAACGGATTGTCTGGATTCCCAGCAGGGTTAAAATTTAAAGATTCACATAAGAAATCTTTAAGTTCTGCTAAAAAAGGAAAGACTTGGGAGGAAATTTATGGAGAAGAAGGAGCAAAGTTAAGAAGACTGCAAAACTCTCAACCAAGAGGATCGTTAACAGAAAAACGCAAACAGAATATATCAAATGCAAAAAAAGGTATGGCGTCTCCACACGAATGGTCTATAGAACTGCGAGAAAAAGTTAGCGAGAAACTTTCTGGTATAAAAAGATCCGAAGAAACCAAACAAAAAATGAGAGAATCATCTAAGACTAAAAAAATATGTCCGTACTGTGGTTTAGAAGGTTCAGGTCCAAGTATGCAACGATGGCACTTTAATAATTGTAAATCAAAATGATTAAATTTAAAAATGTAACTGCAAAAAACTTTCTATCAATTGGGAACAATACACAAGGAATAAATTTAGATCGTCGTGACTTAACTCTAATTCTCGGTGAAAATTTAGATCTCGGCGGAGATGATAATGGCAGCCGAAATGGAACAGGTAAAACTGCTTTACTAAATGCCATTAGCTATGCTTTATACGGACAGGCATTATCGAGTATCCGTAAAGATAACTTAATAAACCACACAAACGGAAAAGGTATGGTGATTACCATTGAGTTTGAGAAGAATGGGCAATTGTATAAAATTGAGCGGGGACGTAAGCCAAACTTTATTACTTTTTACGTAGGTGATAAAGCCGTCGAAGCTCAAGATAGTGATTCTCAAGGTGATAGCCGCGAAACACAAGCAGAAATTGAAAAGTTGCTTGAGATGTCGCACGACATGTTTAAGCACGTTGTTGCCTTAAACACTTACACCGAACCATTTTTATCGTTAAAAGCAAACGACCAGCGTGTTATTATCGAACAACTTCTAGGTATTACCTTATTAAGTGAAAAAGCAGATTCGTTAAAAGAACTTAACAAAGCAGTCAAGGATGAAATCACAGCCGAAGAGATTAACATTAAAGCAATCACAGATGCTAACAAGCGATTCCAGGAGCAGATCGAAGCACTTAAAAGAAGGCAAAAGCTTTGGTTAACTAAAAAAGAAGAGGATTTGCTTAATCTCAGAGATGCATACGATCTACTGTTAAACATTGACATCGAGTCTGAGATTAAAACACACAGTGATTTAAAAGAGTGGATTGAGAAAGACGCATACCTCACTCAACTTAAAAAGGATGCAGCTACATTAAAAGCTGCGATCGATAAGGAAATTGTTCGAGTTAACAAAATTAGCAAAGAATTAGAGAGTTTGCGAGACCATAAATGTCATAGTTGCGGGCAAGAGTTGCATGATTCTAAGCACGAAGAATTGCTTGCACGTAAAGAACACGACGAGGCAGAAATTCGCGAACATATTATTGCTTTACAAACCGAGAGGATTGCACTCGATGCAGAAATTAGCACCATCACTTTACCTGCAAAACCAGAAACATTTTACAAGAAACTAGAAGAAGCATTAGAACACAAAAGTTCAATTGCTCATTTAAAACAACAGATTGACTCTAAAGAAGCCGATGCTGATCCGTACGACGAGCAAATTAACGACATGACTAGTTCAGGGATTGTCGAGGTTAGCTACGATAAGATCAACGAACTTACTAAGCTAAAAGAGCATCAAGACTTCTTGTTTAAACTGTTAACTAACAAAGATTCGTTTATTCGCAAGCAAATTATTAATCAAAACTTAACATTCCTTAATAAGAGACTAAGCTACTACTTAGACAAAGTCGGTCTTCCTCATCAAGTAGTATTCCAAAACGATTTAACAGTAGAAATTAGTGAATTAGGTAGAGACTTAGACTTCGACAACTTATCTCGCGGTGAGCGCGGCCGGTTAATTTTATCTCTGTCATGGGCATTCCGTGATGTATGGGAATCATTGTACCACCCGATTAACCTGCTGTTTATTGACGAGTTAATCGACAACGGGCTCGACACTAACGGGGTAGAAGCAGCACTTGCTACACTAAAGAAGATGGCACGTGATCATAACAAGAGTGTTTGGTTAGTATCTCACAAAGACGAACTTACTAATCGAGTAAATAACATCTTAAACGTAGTTAAAGAACACGGGTTTACAACATACAGTAACGAGATCGAGAATGTTTAATATTGTTATAACTGGTGCCAATAGTGGTATAGGAAAAGAACTAAGTAAATTACTGTCTGCACATCATAATATTATTTCTATCGCAAGAGAAGAATTAGATTTAGATAATGTTAACGATGTAGTTAACTACAACTTTCCGCATTGTGATTTTTTAATCAACTGTGCCGGACACGATATAAACGGTAAACTCCCTTTCATTGACCATCAAGTTAAAGACATTGTTAGAATACTAAACACAAACTTATTGAGCTTAATATTGCTCACCCACAAAGCACTAGAACGAAATATTAATTGTAAAATAATATCAATAACTAGCACTAATAATAATCGATATTGGCCAAATGATTTAGCATACAGTTTATCAAAAAAATCAGTGCAATCTTTTTACAGTATGCTCAAAGTAGACTATCCAGATGTAAGATTACTAGAAGTATGTGTGGGTTTAACTAGAACTAATTTTAATGCTAATCGATACAAAGAAGATATAGGTAGATTTTGCGACTTGTATTCATCAAATAACAGTTTAACTCCACAAGAAGTTGCTAATACGATTGTTAATAATATGTTCAACGATAATATCAAAATCATAGAGGTGTCGCCTTGATTTATCCTTGGCAACTCTATCACTGGCATTTTGAGGTAAGTGGCGTTTGCACGTTAAAATGCCCCCGATGCCCAAGGAATGATGGTTCACCGACGCCGTGGCTTAATAAAGACTTGTCACTTGATTTTTTTAAAAAAACGTTATCTGTCGATTTACTAAAAAATCAAGTGAAGCGCATCACAATGTGCGGAGACATAGGTGACCCAATTTATGCTAAAGAATACTTAGAAATAATCAAATACATTAAATCAGTTAATCCAAAAATTCATATTTTCACAATTACAAACGGGTCGCACAAAAAACAAGATTGGTGGGAACGATTTGCATCAATCAGCAACGAATACGACACTATAAATTTTAGTGTCGACGGTTACAATAACGAAACAAATAATTTATATCGTATTAACAGCAATTGGGATAGTATCATGTTAGGTATGAAGACAATGGTTCAGCAAAGTAAAATTTTTGTAAATTGGGCTACTATCGTTTTTTCATTTAACCAAGATCATCTCGATCGCATTAAACAGTTAGCTACAGATATCGGCTGTGACGGATTGCAGTTAACATATAGCACAAAATTTAATAGCAAGTATAATGGTGCGTTCGGCGAAGTAGATTTATTAGAACCAAGACCAGAATTCATAAGCAAAACTCATCGATTCGAAAGGTATTTTCATCAGCTGTCGAGTAGAAAACCGTTAACCGACGAGTATATTCATAAAAACGAAAGAATGTACGCTAGAGTACATCAAAAACATAGCAGTGTTATCACGCCTATGTGCCTAATAGGCAATCGTGGTCTGTATGTAAGTGCAGATGGTGTGTTACATCCATGCAGTTGGGTAAGTTTTCCGTATAAGTCTTTGCACACCGACAGAAAGATTATCAAGTATGAAGATAGTTTTCATCAAAAATATCGTCATTTGCTAAATTTGCATACTAGAACATTAGAAGAAGTACTATCTGATCCAATTTGGGATAAATTGTTTTCAACATTCAATTGTCAGAAATCAGCTTGGGTAGAATGCGAGCAAAAATGTAGCAGTAACGTGGTTGATAGAAATTATGCCGTAGGCTGGTTAACTAATTAAATAGTACACAAGGAGACAACTATGTCAACACATGAACAAATTGTAGCAGCATACGAAGCATATATTGCAGAAAATGAAAAATTCGAAGGTAAGGGCGTTGCCGCAGCAGGCACTCGTGCTCGTGGAGCATTAGGCGATTTGGGTAAGCTTACTAAAGTTCGCAGGGCCGAGATCCAAGAGAAGAAAAACGCAGCCAAGGCAGCAAAGTAATTCATGGCAGTTAACGGAAAGAGCAAAGGCTCCACTTTCGAAAGAAAGATCGCCAATCTTCTTTCCGCACGATTTAAAGAAGTAACCGGAATCAACCAAGCTTTTCGTAGAAACCCCGATTCCGGTTCATTTTTCGGTGGCTCTAATAAAAAACGAGTTGCAACCCACGATTTAGATCACGCTTTTTTTGGTGATTTAATTTGCCCTGATTCCTTTAACTTCTCAGTGGAATGTAAGCACTATAAGTCAGGGCCTACGTTCTCAGCAATTGTTAAAGGTAAAGTAGCACAGTGGGATGAGTGGCTTGCACAAGCACAGCAGGATGCATCAAATTCTAACAAGGAGATGATGCTTATTGTTAAATACAATGGAGTAGACGAAGTAGTATTTTTGTCTAATCCAATCTCAGCATTACGACTTGTATTGCCGTACCGAGAGGTATACGGATACAGACTGGACGATTTTTTAAATTTAGATAATTCAATATTTTTTAATAATATAAACTCGAACAATGTACACCAACAGGCTTCCGCAGCTCAAGGGTAAAGAAGCTTGTTGCATTGTTTGTTTGAACAACAATATCCAGACACCACGTCGTAAAAATCCATAAAAATTTAGCGACACTGAAATTTTGTTTTGAAGGGGCGGCCAAACCGTCACTAGTTCGCAAGTAGGTACCAGTGCAATACCGCGTGTACGAGAAAGACCGGACACGAAGACGAAAGCAACACCTAACAAAATTCATTTGGCCTTGTTTGATCGAGGATGCTCGATCCCCATTGAGATTGCCTGAAAGATGGCTGTCGGATACTTGGGTGCCAGGGGGAAGACACTAACCTAAGGTGTTAAACGACGATGGCTCTGAGAAAAAGCAACCATCATCAATAGCAGACAACGACTTGCTAACCTGCTATTGATCCGTCATATCGAACGATCGTACAGTAATGTACACACAAAGATCAAATAAGACAAAATCGAGGTATTGGGAGTACAGGATGACCGCTTCCGCTATATGAAAAGCATATAGCTGCCTTAGCAAGTACGTAAGAAACACTCACAGAAGATATCTCGTATTTTGCCTGGTTTACGGGCAAAATACGACTTGCATCTACAGAAAGATATCTCTTCTTTCCCCCAACAAACAAATAACAAAGTAAAAGAAATTAAATTAACTTAAAGAAAAGAAGAAAAGGATCTTAGAGCGAAGCGATAAGATAGATGTGCTGAAAGCACATCTCTGAAGAGATAAGATGAATGATAGTAATTGATGTAATGGATAATAGCGACTGTGATGCTTAGAAGAAAGGCATGCCAGTTTTCTTTGCTATCTCGATGTTGTCTTTGATTATTTTATTGATGTTTTCGCGATCTGAGAAACACAAAAGCATAGCATCGTTATATGAGATTGATCCTCTCATAAACCAGCATAGCCGCATTGCGTCATCTTTTAGGGCTTTTATGTCTTTTTCGTACGAGTCTAATAATTTGGCTATTTTCTCGTTACTAAGAGATAAAAGCCTTATGCGAAAAAATTAGCGTAGTCAAATGTAAATGCTACTTTGTATTCATGATTACAATGTGGGCAAGTTACTTCGAACGGCTTAACTGCAATATCCTTTGCAAAAGACGCAACAGTTTCTTGTACCTTCTTGATTATTGACCCTTCTGCATTTTTATAAAATTCAAGGATAAAATCTGGGTTAGTGACTACAGTTCCGTTTTCGATAATAATTTTGTCGGTACTAGTAGTCAATGATTCGTAATTTAAATTAAGAACGTTGCTTAGGTGCTGATTAAACTGGGCCGTTACTACGTCTTTGTCTGAAGCTTCGTTTGCTTCTCTAATAACTTTTAAAATCTGTTGTTCTTCGAACTCTAATTTGTTTCTTTTGTTTAAATCAAAATACTTTTGTGGCTTTAAGAAAATTTGCAACCCGTTAGTTTCGACAGGGATGTGGTATTTAGGCATAGTTAATCCTGCTTGTACTGTATGCAAGTTTATTTGATAGGAGTTTTCTTCTTTGCACTCGTTGTTTGGACATGTTGCATCGATATCCATGTGTTCGCCGTACGTAGCAATACGAATAGCAATAATAATTTGATCAACATCAACGCTAGGCATTTCCCAGGCGTTAGCGATGCTCGGGCAGCAACTTTGGATAACATCAACTACGCCTGACCCATTCATTAGTGCATCAGGAGTCTTTAATGTGATCTCATCTTTGAGAGTCATTGGAAGTACAGGAATCTCACCAGTTACTGGTAAATTGATTGATCCTTCTGGCCAAAATTTGCCGTTACTAACTAATTTAGTGTGTATAACTGCATGACGAAAATGGCTAGCTAACGGATTCTGATTGATGTTTTCCATTGGGGATTTTTCCTATAAATAATAAAGCGGTAATTTTATTTATGGATTAAAAGTATGGATCGTTCTGATATTGAATATCTAGTTGAGAGATTAGCTGATGTCATTGGTTCCCATGGCATGGGTGGCAGCGGCGGCTCTTACGGTGGCGGATCTGGATCGTCGCCAAAAGAATTTAACGTTGATCGTTTGATAAAAAGTGTTGATCGGTTTGACAAATCTATAAAGAAAAGCAGTTACGAAGTTGAGCAAATGAATCAAGCCATGAAAGAGCTTGATGAAGCTATAGAAGCTGCTGGTGATACTATTGATGCAGAGATTCTTCACTCTAAGAAGAAAATGATTCAAGAGCAAAAAAACATGAAGTTAGCAGAAGAGGGCGCCGCTGAGTTTAGTAAAAAACTATCCACAGTGGGTAAACTATCTGCTCCTGTGACTGCTGGTTTAGGTAATGCTATTAAATCGGTTACAGACGGCGCATCAGCGACTGCAACAGCATCCGGAGTAATGAACGCTGGAGTAGATGCAATTGGTGGAGTTGCAAAGTCCGCGTCCGAAAAAGTAGCTCAGATGGGTGCAGGAATGGCCGCAGTGCATCCAGTAATAGGTGGAGTAGTTGCAGGTTTAGGGGTATTAGGAGGAGTGCTGTCAGACACACTATCTAAGACTGCTAAATTTGCTAACGACATTTTGTCTAAAGAAGTTGAAAAAACAGTTAAAGCATATAACCAAGCTGCATCTTCGGGTGCATTATTTGCTGACGGTATGACTGGGTTAAGGAATGCTGCTAGTGGTGCAGGGTTAACTGTAACACAGTTTGCTGATGTTATCAAAAAACAAAGTGGTCCGTTGGCTGAATCTGGAATGGGTGTAGTTGAGGGTGCTAAACAAGTTGGTAAAGTAGGGGAAATTTATAAAGCTAACAACGGTAAATTACAAAAAGAATTTCTTCGAATGGGTTTTTCTTTCGAAGAAACTGCTGAAATGAGTGCAGAGGTTGCTGCAAATATGCGTCGTGCTTCTGGCGGAAAAGTAGCAGCTGAAGATGTTGCTACACAAACACATGAGTACGCTAAGAATTTACGTTTACTATCTCAATTAACTGGTGAAGATGCTAAAGCAAAAGCTGAAAAAGTAAAGCAAGAGAACACTGATCTAGCATTCCAATTAAAGCTGCAAGGAATGTCGGAAAAACAAAGAAATCAGATTAACCTTGCAATGGCAGCAATGAGCGATCAAGAACGAAAAAATCTTAAAGATCGAATGGTGTATGGAACTGTAGTGAATCGAGACGGCGCAATAATGGAAGCAATGTCTGGAACAGCACGACGACTCGGTGAACAAAATTTTGCATTACTACAAGAAGGTAATTTAACTGCTAAAGAGGTTTTAAAAAACAGAGTAGGCGCAGCAGCTGATGTAATTGCAGAATCGAAACAATTCGAAGCCTTTGCTATGGCTGCACATGCAGGTGGCGAAGCGGTACAAGGTGCTGCAAAAGCGTTGGCTGATAATCTAAAATCAGCCACTAATTTAAGCGATGCTGACATCGAACAAGTTATTGCTGATTTAGAAAAATCGCTGAAACCAGGAGATAAGTTACAAGAAGGCGTTATAGGAGCAGCTGATGCCCATCAAGCATTACAAGTCCAGATACAAGATGAACTATTGCCGGTAATGGGCGAGTATGCAAAATTAACTCAAGACATTGTAGAAGGACTAAAAAGCTTACTGTCAACCTTAGGATTTAGCACACCCGAAGAAAAAGAGCTTAAGGCTGCTGAAAAGAAAAAGAAAGAACGATTCCACGACGAACAGTATGTTGAAGAATGGAGAGAGTGGAAAAGTAATAAACATGCTAATATTAAAAAACAAGGCATGGGCGGATTTGGAGAGTCTTGGAATGCTACCTTAGGTTGGGGTGACTATTCAGCTGATAATTTTGATAAACACAAAGAAAATTTAAAATCATCAGCTGACCGTGAGAGTTCCAGATATGCTACCCTTGGTAAACCGGCAACTCCTGCACCTAAACCAGCTATGGCCTTAGGCGGTATTGCAAAAGGGCCAATGAGTGGTTTTGACGCATTACTTCACGGTATAGAAGCAGTTGTGCCGTTACCTGATGGAAAAACTATCCCAGTTAAGGTTAATGTACCAGAGGACACTGCTGGAAAGAGTACTCAAACAGATTCTGCTACAGCAGCAACTACTAACATTTTAACTGTTAACACTCAACTGTTATCTGAGCAAGTTGACTTAATGAAACAGTTTATTAGGAAAGCCGACGATTTAATATCTGTAACATCAGACCACAAAGACGTATCGTCTAGCATTCTGCAGAGCTCTTACTAAAAATAGTAAATAGCATATAGAGAGAAATTATGGACGAAAAAGCATACTATGTATACCAATATGTAACTGAAGATGGTACACCTTACTATATTAAACAAACAAGTAAAAGGAATTCTTAATGGCTACGTGGAGAAAATATTTTAAGTCCGCAAACATCCCAAACAATGTGAGTCCTATTGGAAGTGGGGTAGCATCTAAGGCTCCGGATCCGAGTTATAGGAACTTCCAATCGCAGTTACCGGAAATTTATGTTGGACACCCAAACAGAACTGAGCGGTACAATCAATACGAAGGTATGGACTCAGATAGCGAAATTAACGCTGCATTAGATATCTTAGCTGAGTTTTGTACACAGGTTAACACTGAAAACGGAACAGCGTTTGACTTGCATTTCCACGAAGAACCAACAGACAACGAAATCAAGATTATTAAAGAACAGTTATTGCAGTGGTGTAATCTCAACGAGTTTAATAAGCGGGTATTTAAAATATTCCGTAACACATTAAAATACGGCGACCAAGTATTCATTCGTGATCCAGAAACGTTTAAACTATTTTGGACTGAAATTGGTAATGTAACTAAAGTTATTGTTAATGAAGCAGAAGGCAAAAAGCCAGAACAGTACGTAGTTAAAGACATCAATCCTAACTTCCAAAACTTATCAGCTACTGCATTAACAACATCGGATACCTACTTAACGAGACCACAAACTGGAGGTATGGCAACACCTTATACACAACCAAGCGGACCTTATACTGGCGGTTCACGTTTTACACACCAGTCAAATGAAGTAGTTATTAACGCAGAACACGTTTTACACATTAGTTTAACTGAAGGACTAGACGCATTTTGGCCATTTGGTAACAGTGTGTTAGAGCAAGTGTTTAAAGTGTTTAAACAAAAAGAATTACTTGAAGACAGTATTATCATTTACCGTGTGCAACGAGCACCAGAACGTCGGGTGTTTAAGATCGACGTAGGTAATATGCCAACACACATGGCTATGGCGTTTGTTGAACGTGTTAAAAACGAAATCCACCAGCGTAGAATTCCTACACAAACTGGTGGTGGCCAGTCAATGATTGACGCAACATACAACCCGCTATCGACTAACGAAGACTTTTTCTTCCCTACTACTGCTGATGGCCGTGGTTCGAGCGTAGACGTATTACCAGGCGGGCAAAACGTTGGAGAGATTACAGACTTACGATTCTTCACTAACAAATTATTCCGTGGTTTGCGTATTCCGTCGAGCTATCTACCAACAGGCGATGACGATGGGTCGCAATCGTACAACGATGGAAGACTTGGTACCGCATTAATTCAAGAGTATCGCTTTAATCAGTATTGTAAACGATTACAAGCACTAATTGTTGATGCGTTAGACCATGAGTTTAAAATGTTTATGCGCTGGAGAGGCATTAACATCGACAACAGCTTATTTGAACTTCGGTTTAACGAGCCACAGAACTTTGCTAAGTCTCGCCAAGCAGAAATTGACAAGAATAACATTGGATCTTTTACTCAACTTGAGCAAATTCCTTACTTCAGTAAGCGTTTCTTACTCAAGAGATATCTTGGTTTAACTGAGGAAGAGATGCAAGAGAACGATCGGTTATGGGCTGAAGAGCGAGATGACAATAATGCAAAGGGTAGCGATTCGGCTAACTTACGCTCAGTTGGTGTTACACCAGGTGGTATTGACGCAGATTTAGGTAACTTGGAAATGCCTGACGAAGGTGGAGATATGGATATGGGCGGGGATATGGGAGCACCGGACATGGCCCCTGAAGCACCTCCAATGGGCGGCGCTGCACCTGCCGGTGCTCCTCCGATGTAATTTGGTAAATAGTTATTATGCTACTAACTGAATTTGAACAATTACCTCCTGGTTATGCAACAGAAAAAGATGATAACACACCTTTAAAATTGTCTGACCTCCGTAAAACTAAACTAACATTTGCACAGTTATCAAAGTTGCGAATGATGAATGATATTAGAAAACTAGAACGAGAGAAAAAACTAGAAACAGTACAGAAGCAATATGCTGCCCCCGCTGAAGGCAGAGATGGTGGCATGGGCATGTAATTATCCCACCTTTTGACTTAAAAAACACCTATTTAACTCTGAAATAATGTCGTTTTTGTAAATAAATTTACAAAGCCATTATTAAGGAGTTATTTTTATGAACAAATACGAGAAGCTAATCGAGTACATCATCAATGATGAACAAGATAAAGCAAAAGCATTATTCCACTCTATCGTCGTTGATAAGTCACGTAAAATTTACGAAGGTTTAATGGACGAAGAATTAGGTGGAAATCAATCACAAGGCATGATTGATGGAATTTCCAACGAAGTAGAAGGTGACGAGATTGCTCAAGAAGCAGAAGGCGACGAGTTCGTCGGCGACGAAATGGGCATGGACGACGACATGGGCGACGAAATGGGCATGGACGACGACATGGGCGACGAGCTCGGTGGCGACGAAATGGGCATGGACGACGGCATGGGCGATGAAGCTTCAGTCGAAGACCGCGTTATGGACTTAGAGTCTGCTTTAGATGAATTAAAGGCAGAGTTCGACGAGTTAATGGCTGCTGAAGCAGGCGAAGAAGAACACGCTGATGACTTTGGTGGCGAAGAAGGTGCAGACGAGTTCGGTGGCGAAGAAGGTGCAGATGATGCAGATTTCGATAGCGACGAAGACATGGAAGAGTCAATGGTCCGTGAATACGTAGAGCAAGTTAACGCTGATCCATTCAAAGCAGGTGCAAGTGAAGGCGACGCAGTTGGTAGCGGCGGCAAAAAGTCCCCTATCAATGCTAAGTCCCCGTTAATCAGCGGTAAGAACGACATGGGCGGTACTACAAAAAATATCGCTAAAGGTGGTTCAGAAGCTAACCCAGACGGTAAGTCCCCAACACCAAAGCCAAGCAACGAATACACAAAAGGCCAGGGAAACTTAAAAGGCGCAGGTAAGTTCGAAAACGTACCGGGTGCTAACACAAAAGGTTACCAGTCAAAAGAAAAAGGTACGGACAAAGAAGGCGCAACAACAAGCGGCTCAATGTCAGTAGATAAGAAATCTTTAAATCCAGGTGGTAAGCCAGGCTTTAAAAGCAACTAATTTAAGGTAACAACTTATAATGGCAAAGTATCTTAAAGAAAACCTTACATACGACTCCGCTAGAATCATTGTAGAATCTAGCGGAGACGGTAAGGACCTCCATATGAAGGGCATCTTCATTCAAGGCGGTGTTAAGAATGCTAACCAGCGTGTTTACCCTGTTAATGAAATTGCTAATGCAGTCGGTACTATTAACGAACAAATCAAAGGCGGTAATTCAGTTCTGGGCGAAGTTGATCACCCAGATGATTTAAAAATCAATTTAGATCGTGTGTCTCATGTTATTACTGAGATGTGGATGGACGGTCCAAACGGCTTTGGTAAGTTAAAGATTATCCCAACACCAATGGGCAACATCGTAAAAACAATGCTTGAAAACGGCGTTAAGTTAGGTGTTAGTTCACGTGGCAGTGGTAATGTTAATGAGAGTACTGGTCATGTTAGCGATTTTGAAATTGTAACAGTAGACATTGTTGCTCAACCAAGTGCGCCCAATGCATACCCAACAGCAATCTATGAAGGTTTGTTGAATATGCGTGGTGGACACAGAACTCTTGAAGTTGCAGCCGAAGTTGGCTCAAATCAAAAGGTTCAGAAGTATCTGAAAGAGCATGTAGTACGCTTGATCAAAGATTTAAAAATACAATAGGAGATAGGAATGCTTGATGCTATCAAATCATTAGTAGACGGGGGTATCATAAACGAAGATACAAGCCGCGCTATCAACGAAGCCTGGGAGACTCGTCTCGCAGAAGCTAAGGAGACCGTACGTGCTGAACTTCGTGAAGAGTTTGCCCAACGCTACGAGCACGATAAAAGTGTAATGGTTGAAGCTCTTGACAAAATGGTAACTGAATCTATCACTGGCGAACTCACAGAGTTCGCCGCTGATAAAAAAGCTCTTGCTGAAGATCGCGTAAAATTCAAAAGATTTATGCGTGAAAGCAGCGGGAAGTTTAACGACTTCATGGTATCTAAATTAGCAGAGGAAATTAAAGAACTCCGCAACGATCGTAAGATGCAAGCAGAAGGTTTCGCAAAGTTAGAGAAATTCTTAGTAAAAGCTCTAGCAGAAGAAATCAAAGAGTTTGCAATTGATAAGAAAGCTGTTGTTGAGACCAAAGTTAAGTTAGTTGCTGAAGCTAAACGTAAGTTAGCTGAGATGAAGAAAACATTCGTTGAGCGTAGTTCAAAACTCGTTCAAGAATCAGTTACTAAGAATCTTGAGTCTGAATTATCACAACTTAAAGAAGACATTCAAATTGCACGTGAAAACATGTTTGGCCGTCGCTTATTCGAAGCGTTTGCAAGCGAGTTCAGCGTTACTCATTTAAACGAGAACAAAGACATCGCTAAATTACAAGCGTTAGTTAAAGCTAAGGACAAGCAAATTGTTGAAGCAAAAGCTGTCGCTGCAAAAGGCGTACAACTTGCTGAATCAAAAGAGCGTGAAATTCGTATAATTAAAGAGTCAGCTGCACGTAAAGAGACAATGGCAGAATTGCTAAAGCCTCTTAACAAAGAAAAAGCATCTGTGATGCAAAGCTTACTCGAAAACGTGCAAACCGGAAAACTCCGTGTTGCATATGACAAGTATCTTCCAGCAGTTCTTAACGGAAGTTCAGTTAAAGTTGCAGCCCCAAAAGCAGCAATGTTAAATGAATCACGTAAAGAAGTTACTGGCGATAAATCTGCTAAACCTTCAGTGGAAGTTGACGACAATGTCATCGCTCTTAAGAAGTTAGCAGGGCTAAATTAAACTTTTGGATAAAGGAAAAAAATTAATATGTCACAAAAACTTTTAGAAAGCCGTTGGGGTGAGACCAAAGAGGCCCTGTTAGAAGGTTTACAAGGTTCCCGCCGTACAACAATGGGTGTTATCTTAGAAAACACCAAGAAGCACTTAGTAGAAAACGCATCAGCAGGCGCAACACAAGCTGGTAACATCGCATCATTAAACCGTGTGATTCTTCCAGTTATTCGTCGTGTTATGCCAACTGTTATTGCTAACGAAATCGTTGGTGTTCAGCCAATGACCGGTCCAGTTGCACAGATTCATACTCTCCGCGTTCGCTACGCAGACAACATGATTGATGCAAGCCCATTCGGTACAAGCACAGCAGCTGGTGACGAGGCATTAAGCCCATTCAAGATCGCTGTTGCTTACTCAGGCAACACAACAACTGGTCGTGGCGACATGACAGCAGCTCTTGAAGGTCTTCCAGGTCGTAAGATCAACGTTCAGATCTTAAAACAGGTCGTAGAAGCTAAGACCCGTAAGTTAAGCGCACGTTGGACATTCGAAGCAGCACAAGACGCACAAGCAATGCATGGTATTGATGTTGAAGCAGAAGTTATGGCTGCTTTAGCTCAAGAAATCACTGTTGAAATCGACCAAGAAGTTCTTGGTTCATTACGTGCTTTAGCTGCAACTGAAGAAACATTCGACCAAGAAGCAGTTAGCGGTACAGCAACATTCGTTGGTGATGAGCACGCTGCATTAGCAGTTCTCGTTAACCGCGTTGCTAACAAGATCGCAACACGTACACGTCGTGGCGCAGGTAACTGGGCTGTTGTTTCCCCAACAGTGTTAACAGTTCTCCAGTCCGCAACAACTTCTGCTTTTGCTCGCACAACAGAAGGTACATTCGAAGCACCAACAAACACCAAGTTCGTCGGTACATTAAACGGCGCAATGAAGGTTTATGTTGACAGCTACGCAAGCGACAGCACACCAGTGTTAGTCGGTTACAAAGGTTCAAGCGAGTCAGACGCAGCAGCATTCTACTGCCCATACGTTCCATTAATGAGCAGCGGTGTTGTTCTTGACCCAGCAACTTTCGAACCAGTAGTTGGCTTCATGACACGTTACGGATATGTCGAGCTCACTAACACTTCGTCAAGCTTAGGTAACGCAGCAGACTACTTAGGCGAGATTGCAGTTTCTGGCTTATCATTCCAGTGATCTAAACAATCATGTAACAAAAATAAAAGGAACTTCGGTTCCTTTTATTTTGACTTTTAATACCAGATATATTACTGTATTTGTTAATTCTACATAAATAATAGTATGAACAAATATGAAAAATGGTATAGCAACATAACCAAACGTGGGCAAGAATCACGTAACCTAGCTTATTCAGAAGATCACCATATCCTTCCAAAAAGCTTAGGTGGTAACAACGAACCAGAAAACCTTACTACGCTAACAGCCCGTGAACACTTTATTGCTCATTGGTTGCTTACAAAGATTTATTTTGGTAAAGAAAGATATCAACTACTTAACGCATTACAAGGAATGCGGAGAGAAAATCAAAACCAAACGCGATACCACACTAAAATAACAGCACGAGTTTACGAGAACTTAAAAGAAGAGTGGAGTAAGTTATCTTCAGAACGAATTAAAGGGGATAAAAATCCTATGTGGGGCAAATCTCATAATGAAGAAGCAAAGCTAAAAATTAGCCAAGCAAATAAAGGTCGAGCACAACCAGAACTCGAAAAACAAAAACAAATAGCTGCACAAAAAGGTAAAAAACGAGCACCGTTCTCAGATGAATGGTTGGCTAAGATAAAAGAAGCTAGGCAAGGCGAACGTAACGGTATGTTTGGTAAACAGCATTCTGAAGATACTAAAAGAAAGCAAAGTGAAAAAGCAAAAGGCAGAAAACAATCAGCAGAAACTATAGCTAAAAAAGCTGAAGCTGTAAGAGGAAGTAAAAGAGAGAAGATCCTCTGCCCACATTGCCAACAACTAATAGCAGTAAACGTTTATCCAAGGTGGCACGGTGACAACTGTAAGATGAAAGATAGCAATGAGAACATATGAATTTGGCGGAATAGATGTACAAACAGAAATCCACCGCTTACATAACCGACAATCTAAATTCTTGATCACAAATGAGAGCATACAAGATGATTTTAAGTATGTTACTAGTTTTTTAGATTCAGCAAACGGATTTACTATCGCTGAATCAGAACTGATTGTTGGAAATTACTATTTTCCGATCGACATATTGTATAGCCCACATGAAAGAAAACTGACGTTAATCTTAGTTATTCAACCAGCAGAGTATGTTGGGGTAGCAGGTAGTCGATTAGAATTTAGATATAATGTAAGCAGTAAATCGTTATTCTTTCCATCTGATGAATCGTTAACAGATAGCGAGCATAGATACATTTATTCTAATAGAAACGAGTTAGACCAAATAGTAAGTGTAGCTATAATGAAATTTAGTAACACTGATTGGGACTTCCAAGCGTTCGGTTTTGATTTAACCGGTACAATTCAACGCATTACTAATCTGAGGTGATTAAGACTGCATAAACAAAAACCCGCACTAGGCGGGTTTTTGCTGGGTAGTATTAACTGCATTACTTTAATGTCTTAAAGTGTTACTACTATACAGTAAAAATTATTTGTTGCAAACAGATACGGCAATCTGTTTAGCCTTTTCTTTAGCCCGGCCTTGTAACATCATCATATCGTAAGCAGTTCTTTCTAATCCTCTTAGATCCCACATTATGTAACTGTATTCCCGGTGATGTATTAAGTGGGTATTTTCGATCATTGGCCGATACTCTGTCCACGTACTACATCTCAGTTTCTCTATTACGTAGATCTTTTTCTGTAGTTTTTTAAAGTACTCTTTAGTATAACGAATTTCTCTGGTTAGTATTTTGTAAGTATGCCGCCAAGTAACCTACCACTCTTTAAACTCTTCAGGTGTGGAAAAGTTCAAAGACGTTAACATATCAACAATGTTGTTACAGTCGAACATCTTCCAAGTGCTCATTTAAACTCTCCTTTAATTAAATCAAACAGTGTGATTTTAGTTAGTTCACACCAAACATCTTCGTATACTACACAACAATCACATTCCTCATATTCATCGCCCGACCCACCCTCCATACAACACGGGCACATAGCTCGCAATAACTCGTATTGCGTTTCGTCAGTTGATGTAAACAAATACATCTTACCTTTATACTTGCACAACCCTTTCCACGTAATGTCGTAATGGTTAATCCTCTTAGTTATTTGTATATTCTCATACCTTACTCTCATGTTCTATTTCCTATGGTCAAAAGAAAACCAGAGCGTAAGGTGATCAACCCTAAGAGGCTCTGGCCGTGTTTTGTAAAAATGTTAGAAGTAATCTACAACATAGTTATATTATTTACTCTTTTTATTTTACTTGCAATTATTTTGGTTAAAGAACCTTCAAAATCGGTCTTGAAGTATTGTCACCAAAAATGTTTAAAGAAGTGCCACACTCTGCACAAAACTTTGCAGTTGCTTTGTTTTGCTTGCCGCAGGTAGTGCACTGAGGTTTAGTTTTTACAGTTACTGGCTTCTGGATTGGCTTATTATCGGGTGTTTCCCCTAACAATTTTAGCACAATAACATGTCTTTCCTCTTCAACTGGGAACCAGCTTGCAGTTTGGAATTTCTGATTGCTTTCGCTGCCAGGGACTGTGATACCGGTTTCGTTAGCTGGTGTATTAAACCCTTTAGTAGAAGCACTAGTAGCACCAATGCTCATACTTTGTGCAGAAACAGCGTTTGCACTATAAGATGCACTGCATATTATGGTTCCAGGCGGCCATGCAGGAGCATCGCCAGTATTTCCACTACGAAGCGGTGAACCATACCACCCAGGTGGGTAAGCATTAAACCCAGGGTTCTTCCATTCCCAGTCTGTTGTTGGTTTGTAAAAAGATTTTTCGAATTGGAATTCGACTCGGACAAGACCGTCTTCTAACTTAATTCCACGATGCTTTTCGATATTGCCTGTTCTCGTGATGAACTTAAACTTGTTGCCCTTGTTCATGTCTGACACAAACCGCTCTAAGTCGATTTCTTGTTTGCTATTTACAACTAACCCACCCGGAATAACATCTTGCCCGTCGATTGTAATATACGCAATCATACGGACTGTATGCAGATTTTTTACTAAAATGGAATATTCACTACCGAAGTTGAGGTAGACCTGATCTCCGAACTCACGGAGCACTTTGCCATTAGATTTGATAGCGATGGCACACTTTGATTGATACATCATGATTTCTCCTAATTGTAACGGCTCACAGAGTAAGAGCCCAAATTTAACTCTGTTTAGTTTGTGCTGACTACCAGCACAAAATTATTTACCTATGTTCTTGAACGGTGATAGATTCTCAGGCCTACCACCTTCGACTTGTTCCTAGCCGGGTAGTGTTAACTAACGGGGATACCATGCCCCGGGTGTTTTGTTGTTAACGAGAATCACCATTCACGGCACTTTGATTAGCGTCCCAATGCAAGGACGGAGAACCTTTCCCTTGCCTCTATTAAAATAAGTCGATAAAGGAAAAACTTAGCAAGAGCTTGCAAGTTTAACAAGAGGCTAATTGTAACCAAATAGTAGTAAAAAGTTTTCATAATTCTGGTGCTCCTAGTCTGATTCGAACAGACGAACATCTTTTTAGAGAAGACTACTTTTCCGCTAAGTTATAGGAGCAATATACTAACTGTAGCATCAAAATTTAACTTTAACAAGAAAAACGGTAAATATTATTGTTCATTTGAACTTATGCAATCCTTGCGTAAAGACATAGAACGTCATAATTCTAAAAAGGAGACAATTATGGGTAGACCAATTAACAAAAAATATTTTAAGTCCGGCGACGGCAACCAGTTAGGTATCCGTGCTAAAATCGGATCAAACGCAGAAGGCGATGGCTTCATCCTTTCACAGCGTTCAAACAAGAAGTTTAAAGTTCAAGTCGGTCAAAACGTTGGCATTTGCACAATCGTTGACAAAGCAAACGGTTCATTAGCAGCAGGTGAGATGACTATTACAGTTACAAACGATGCTGGTGCACAAGTTCGCGTTAAGAAATTAACAAACCGTGCAGCATGGCCATATGCTGGTGGTAAGACACCATGGACATTTGTAGTTTCAACTACAGATAACAAGGTTCAAGCAGCAGATGCAACTGATCCAGCAACTATTGTTGTTTCGACACACCCAGATGATGTAACCAGCACAACTACTGCATCGTTTAGCGTTGCAGCAGCAGCATCAGCTGGCACATACACACTCAAGTATCGTTGGCAAGTTTCTACTGACGGCAACACCTGGGCAAACATCACAAATGGCGGAGTTTACAGTGGCGCAACAAGCGCAACTTTAAGCATCAGCAATGTTACTGGTTTAAATGCAAACCAATACCGCGCAGCTATTTCTGCAACTGGCTTAACAACAGTCAACTCAGCATCAGCAGCTTTAACAGTAGCTTAATTTAAAAGCATTACACTAGAAAAGGCAGGTGACTGCCTTTTCTTACCTTTGTTTGATTAAGATAAATAATAAGAACTATAGTGGATTATTATGGCTACAACAAAAAGAGTATCATCAGCGTATTCTATTAACACTTTTAACAGTGATCCAATAACTCTCGACACTCGAAATGCCGATAGTATTGCGTCGTCAGTGTACATTTACGGAAATCTTATAGTAAGTGGAAATTCGTCACAGGTTAATTCGACTAACTTAACAGTAAACGACAATGTAATTACTCTCAACGATGGCGAAACACAAAACGGAGTTACTGCTGGGTTTGCAGGGATAGAGGTAGACAGAGGATTGCAACCGACGGTAACGTTACGCTGGTTTGAACCTTTTCAAAAGTGGCAAATTACAACAGACGGAACAACATACGCTAATATCGCAACCACAGTTGCAGAAAGTTACCTCACAGCAATAGTTGAAGACTTAAATCCATATTTGGGTGCAAATTTAAATGTTAACGGCTTCAGCATTGTGTCTACTACACCTGGGGAAAACATTTCTTTTAATGCACCACTTCAGTTTACTACCGTAACTAGTACTCCGACACCGGTTGTCGATCAAACATTAGTGTATGCAGCTCCGTCAACGGGTGGGGGCACTGGATTATATACCTCTAATGTTGAATTTCCTGATAGAGAACTAGTGTCAAAGAAAAAAGCACTTGCGTATGCAATAATATTTTAGGATTAAAACATGGCTATTCAAAACGTAATTTTAGGAAATGGATATAATTGGGTATATACTAGTACTGGGCAAACAGCGTTAACTGCGGTTTATCTATGTAATTCAACACCGACTACTGTGAGTTTTAATCTTTATGCAGTTCCGAACGGAGCAATTCCCGATGTTAACAATTTAATATATTTCGGAGTTCCTATTGCAGGTACAGACACATATGTTATAGATACCGAAAAATTAATTTTTGGCGATAATGACTCGTTAGTAGCAACTATATCAGACGCAGGGTCAACTACAGTAACTATTAGTTCGATGGAGTTATAATGGGTCGGTACATTAAGAACTTCGAAGTTGGAACTAGTGCATACGTTGCAAGATTACCTCTTGGTGAAGGATTAAACTCCCCTGACTTTCCAGTTGACGGCACCGCGAGGTTTAATCCAACAACTGGCCAGGTTGAATATTATTCAGATAACAACTGGAGACAAGTTGCTAAAGCCGGAAAAGTTAACATTATTAAAGATAATTTTTTCCCCAACGGGAATGCAACTAGGTACGGGCCTCTCTCAAAAACTTATCTTCCAGGAGAAGAAGAATTTATGCTTGTATTTGTTGGGGGAGTTTTTCAAAATCCTGGAACAGCATATATTATTTACGATGGAGATTTTGTTGAGTTTTCGAGCCCTCCGCCAGTTAATGACACAATAGTGGTGTTGCACAATTTTAATAGCACAGTTACGATTTAAATTAAGAAATAAATAAGATAATCGGATAAGTAATGGCGATTGGAAAAATATCTGGAGCAATGCTCCGGTCTAACTTAGATAGGCAAGGTGTAGATTTACAATTCTCTACATACAACCAACCACTAGTATATCTAAATTTTGCATCCTTCTTGGTAGGTATCAACACTAGTTCCCCAACAGAAACAATGACTGTTGACGGGACCTTTAACGTAAGAAACATCTTACTTGAAGACGGTGAAAGTGGTCCAACAATAACCACAACAAATAATGCCCACCTTCGCATTGCACCCGAAGGAAATTTAAAACTTGGTGACGTATATAAGGTAAAAATAGAAGGTGGTGACCCTAACGACCTTCTTATTACAGACGGTAATGGCAACCTATCCTGGACGAACCTAGAAGACTTAAGTGGGGCTATTGGCCTTGATGGTATGCACATAGCATTAACAGAACCGTCAGACGGTAGCTTAGTAGATTGGGCAGCATACCGCAACTTTACCGAAGCCACCACAGTAACAGACGCAATCGACACGCTAAACCAAGTAATGCTTAACGTGTACCAAAATACCTACGTTGGCTCAGCCGACTTTACCGCCAACATTGTAGCAGGACCAGCCCCTCTTACGGTGCAGTTTACTTCTACAACAACCGGGAACCCTACAAACTATCATTGGGATTTTGGTGACGGCCAAACAAGTAACCTTCCTGACCCAACACATACGTTTACTAACCCAGTGGGCGGATTCTACGACGTATATTTTAAAGCATTTAACAATACAGGAACAGATGCCGGCAATGGACAAGGATCGTTTGCTGATGTATTAAAAGATAATTACATCACCTTATACACCCCAATGCCAGTGCCGTTGTTTAACCTGCCAACTGTAACCATAAACGACGGCAATACAGTGTCGCTCACTAACACTTCGCAGTTTGCGTTAAGCTACGTAATACAGTGGGGCGATGGATCATTTGACATAATATCAGACAACAACCAGCCAGGTGGTATCCATGGTGGACCTATTGCTCACCGGTACAACAACACCAACGGCGACACACGGTACAACATTACCGTAGAAGCATATAGCCCAACCGCTGGCCCGGGCGGTGAGAGTGTCACATCCGCTCCTACATTGGTAAAAGTATATAGCACTCACCTTCCGCAGTTTACGGCTACTAACACTTCCGGTATCAACCAACACGACACTGTACCAAACGGCTTAAACGTTGTATTTACTAACACAACCCCAAGTAACCCAGGATCAACTGCTACATTTGGCAGCGGAAACTACTACCGTTGGGTATGGGGTGATGGTACCTTTACAACCGTAAACATCGCCAGCGGCCAGCCAGGTGATACAGCACAGAATATTACACACGCATACACACTATCAGACCCAACCGTTCAGCAAACCTTTAACGCATACCTCGAAGTATATAACAGTCACACCTCGTCGCGGTTTATCTCATCCCAAACAATTGTTACTGTTATTCCAGCTGCTACTGCTCAATTTACAGCAACAGTTGGGACACTTAGTGATCGCCCCGGTGATAACGACAAAGTTGGCTATCTTTACACTGACTTAAACGGCGTATATAGAGGTAATTTCGTTTTTGATAACACTTCGTTTAACACAGACTCATATACCTGGGTGTTTGGAGATAGCACAACACAAGGTCCATTGGTAGAAGGAGTGTCTGGTACTCCAACCGGAGCAGATTTGTTACACTCGTATAACGCTAATGGGGTATTCAGTCCACAACTAAACGTTAGTGGGCCAACTGGTGCAGATTCGTTAATTCGGGTTAACTACCTAACTGTTAACAATCCACCAGTACCCCCAGCTAACGTGTCAACTAAAACGCTAACGATAGCAAGTCTTAACGCAGATGCAGCAGTGACAGCAGGTTACACAGATAGCTCAAGTAGCGGACCAGCAGCTGGTACATTAGTAAATCGCATTACAACAATGTCACCGGTAGTTACTAATACACTAACTGATGTTTATAACTCGCACAGTGGTACACTATCAGCACTGTTTAACGGAACAAGCGACGGCAGTATAGCGTTCACTCCAGGCGATGACTCGGGTATCTATGGCTCGCTACAAATTACAGTAGACAGAGATGCACACTTAATGTCCCCATCTGTCTATCCAAGCAATTTCTACAAAGTATTCACTGGGCGTTTCTCAAAGAATACGTCGGGCGTAACAGTAGGGTACAACACAGTGCAGTTAAGCCACACAACAGAAGGTAGTACTAATACGTTAGGTTTTGTAAAAGATGACGTAACAGCAGTTCCTACACTAGACTACACTGGAGCACAAACGGTAGTAAGTACACCTGGTACCTACAAGTACATATCTGGTGTTCCATACTTTACAACCGGTGGAGAAATATCTGTACAGAACGTGAAAGCTTACAACTGGATAGGCCAAACATATAAGCAAACAACTACACCACTTACTGTTAGTGCAGGAACACTTTTAGCGGGCTCAGGAACAGTAACTTCGTCTCAGAATAAGACTTACTTACAGATCAACGGAGCCACATCGTTCTTAACTAGTGGGATCCCAAATGTTAACACTGGTAAAACTTCAGCTACTCCATATACACTTGGTAACTTTAGCGTAAGCATTAACGGAACAACAGCAGTGACACAGAAACTTAACGTAAGGTTACAGAACGTTAACGGTAATAGCTCATTTTTAGAAATTCCAAACCCAGTTAATCTGTATAACACAACATACACCGGCTTTAATGAGTTAAGTATCCCTGTTAGCTTAACGTTAGGTAGTGCATATACAGACAACGGTAAGAGAATTTACATTGCAGGTGCAACAGGCGCTACCCCAGCGTTCAACTCTGCCACCAACTACTACGTAAATAACCCGTTCCAAGGAGCAATCAACGTAGAAATCACCGATGAAGCCATTGTTCGCTTCGGGACTTTACACTACAACCAAACAGATTACAGCACCTACCTACCACCAGGCCCGAACCTGAGCATCCGTTCCGGAACACAGTATCTACGCTTTGCTTTCCGCAGAGCAACAATAGCAAACTTTAAGCTCACATACTCCGGCCGAATCAGCGGCATATGGATCGCAGTCCCAGGCACACAAATTGATAGCACCAGTACGTTAAACAAATGGTTAAGTGCTCAACAGATCTACGCCGGCGCAGGTATTCCGGGTGCAAACACTGGAGCAGGTGGCAACGGCAGCAACGGTTGCGCGGTTACTCCAACAGATATTCCTACAGTAGGCACGTATGTATTAAACGACGAATGTAACCTAACGTTAGGTAGCGAAAACACAAGTAACTCAACTGGTAACATGGTATTAGTAAATATCGCGTTAGTGCCAGGTGATTACTTAGAAAGCATAAGCGTGAGTTAAACTATGACTATTAGCACTACACAACAACTTGACTACTTATGGAAGAAATTAGGTTTTGGTTTAACCAAGACAGATAACCCTGCCCTTAAGTCAGCGTTTAACGAAAGCATTGTTAGCCCACCGTTTATGCCTGGTAACGAAATCTGGGCAGAAGCAGAACAGATTCCGGGTATTATCCCAGGAACGTCAAGCGGTGTAGTTGCAATATATGCAGGCACAAGTTGCATCGAATGCATAATGGACATCACCGCATCTAATAACAGGACTTGGCTAACGAACTTAACAGACTGGGTGCCACCGTTATATGGTTCAACCTATCAAGTTAAGGTATACTTAGATAGTACAGGCGCAGCTAATCCTACAGTAACAGGAACTCAACTTTACGCAGCAGGTAGCTCACCGGACGCGCAAGACGAATGGTTCTTTGATCACCAATCCGGTGTACTAACGTTTATCGGTACAAACCTGCCCCCACATGCATTTACAGGGAAAGCAATTTACGTAAGTGGTGCTCGGTATGTCGGCGTAAAAGGTATGAACGTTGCAGCAACCGGAACGTTTGGTAATTTATCATTTACTGGCGATACCATTTCGTCAACGAACTCGATTATTTTAGACCCAACAACCGCAAACATCAGCGTATCAGACGCTATTGTTTCTAACGTTGGGTACCCAGTAAGCAATACAGATGCAGCATCAGTGCAGTATGTGGTTGATCAGTTTAACTTGTTGCAATCAAACAGCGATATCATCCAACAAGGTAATACATACGTTCAGGTCAACGATAACCCACCCGAAAGCTCTAGCAACGTTGTTATAGTAGTAGACGATATTTTAATGGCTACGGTTACTAACACTGCGGTGGTGTTAAATAACATTCCGTTAAGTAGCACCTCTACATTAACATTTAAGCCATCAAAACAAAGTTTAGCAGTCTTTAACTCAACAACAGCTTTACAACCACCGAGCGGTTCAACTAGTCAACGGCCATCAAGCCCATACGAAGGCTTAATGCGATTTAACACTGATACAAAAACGTTAGAGTATTTTGATGGAGTAGAATGGGTTTCGTTACGATATCAAGTTGACAGTCAGGTAATTGTAGGTAACCAGGTAGATAACACATTTATCTTAGCTTATGACGCTATTGAGACTACAATTTTAGTTAATATTAACGGTACTGTTAACCAACCTGGAACTGCTTATACAATTACACATAACAGTGGTAACACTTACATAGTATTCGCTGAGCCACCGTCAACTACTGACGTCGTTGAAATAAGATTCTTAAACTTAGGTGCTGTTACTCCACCATCGATTATTCAGAAAGTTAGTTTAGCAAACAGCTTTGGCATTATAGTTGACACTGATAATCAACCCGTTGAAGTTACACCGTCTGTTATTGACTCATTTGATATTACATTATATGATTGCGCTAAGTTTGTAGTTAAAGCAAAAAATCTAACAACTAACGAATTTCAGCTTACAGAAATGGTTGCGTGGTATGTTAATAGTACAACATTCTTAAGCGTAGGAACATCAACATTCTCGGGAATTGGCGAGTTTGTTAGCTTTAACGTTCATTTAGCTGGAAACCAGCTTGAATTATTAGCATTAGGTGACACAAGTAACATCTATCTTAAAGTTTACAAAACTTACTTTACTATTTAATAACATTAGTTTTTATTACTAACTCTATAGAGTTTATCCTTTGCGTCTTTTGGTAAATATAGATATGTTAAGGAGTAAACTTTATGGCTGTCACACGTATTAAAAATAATCAGATTTTCGACCAGACAATTACTGCGGAGAAAATCCAACCAGGTTCGTTAGTAGGAACATTGTTCAATCCTAACTTAACCTTAAATTCAAACGTTGTTATTAACGGTTCTTTAGCAGTTATTGGTGAGTCATCAACTGTTACATCAACGAACACTTACGTCAATGACCCGTTAGTAGTATTCAACAACGGTTACACTGGAACACCAACTTATGACGTTGGTATTTTAGTTAACAGAAACTTAAACCCATCAAACGCTGCATGGGTTTGGAGCGAATCAGAAGGTGCTTTCGTTGGCGTAATGACAACAGAAACAGGTACCACAGCAGGCGTAATCAACAAATCAACCTATGCTGCATTAAAGGTTGGAAGTTTAGCAGTAGTTGAGGGTGCTACATTGGGCAACTTATCGTTGTCTGGTAATACATTAGGTTCAACTAACACAAACGGTAACATTGTACTTGATCCAAATGGAACAGGCACAATTAGCGTTAAGAGCTCAATTCTTCCAGATACAACAATCGCATACGACTTAGGTTCTGCAGACTACAAGTTCCGCACTTTATTTACAAACGTTGCTAAGATCGGTTTAGGCTCAACAATTGGAACAAATAACGACGGCGACTTATTAATCACACCGTTAGGCGGCGACACAATCATTGCTAACTTATCGGCTAGCGGTGGTACATTCAGCGGCACCGTTATCTCTTCGAACGCACAGATCACTGGTGGTTCAATCGGCAACACACCGATCAGCGGTAGCACTGGTAGCTTCACAGCATTAAGTGCATCACAAGATGTAACATTTAATACAACTGGCGCAGTTACAATCACCCCAGGTACAACTGGTTCGATTAGCAACATGGCTGGTTCGTTTACTACACTAGCTTCAAGCGGCACAACTACTTTAGCTAACATATCAGCAACAAGTTTGTCAACAGCAAACGCACAGGTTACAGGTGGCGCAATTACTGGTACTCCAATCAGTGGCAGCACAGGTTCATTTACAACAATGACAACTGCAAACGCACAGATCAGCGGCGGCGCAATTACTAACACACCAATCAGCGGTTCAACTGGTAGCTTTAACACAATGACAACTGGTAACGCACAAGTTACTGGCGGATCTATAACAGGTGTTAGCACACTTGCAGCAACAGATGGTACAGTTACAAACCTAAGCAGCGGTAACGTTGCATTAACAGGTGGCACAGTAGCTGGTGTAACAATCACATCTAGCCCAATCAGTGGCAGCACAGGTTCATTTACAACAATGACAACTGCAAACGCACAGATCAGCGGCGGCGCAATTACTAACACACCAATCAGCGGAAGCACTGGTTCGTTTACATCATTGACTGCAGGTAGTGCAACATTTGGTAGCATCAATAATACACCAATTGGTAATGCAACTCCGTCAACAGGTGCATTTACAACATTGTCTGGCGGCACAACAACATTAGGTGATACTAGTGCATCAAGCCTTGCATCTGCAAACGTTGCAATTACCGGTGGTACAATTGCTGCAACACCAATCAGTGGATCAACAGGTTCGTTCACAACATTAGCATCAAGTGGCGAAGCATCATTGACATCTGTTGTAACTGCAAACGCACAAGTAACTGGTGGTGCAATCAGCAACACACCAATTAGCGGTTCAACCGGTGCATTCACAACTGTTACAACTGCAAACGCACAAGTAACTGGTGGTGCAATTAGCAACACACCAATTAGCGGTGCAGCGGGCACATTTACAACAATGACAACTGCTGATGCACAAGTTACAGGTGGTAGCGTAACTGGTTTAGCAACATTGGGTGCAACCAATGGCACAGTAACTAACTTTGCTTCAAGCAATGTAGCAATCACTGGTGGTTTAGCAACTGGTTTAGCAACTGTTTCGGCAACTAATGGTTCAGTAACAAACTTTGCATCAAGCAACGTTTCTGTAACTGGCGGCGCAATTAGCGGCACACCAATCAGCGGCTCAACTGGCGCATTTACAACAATAACGACAGGCAGCATCATAGTTGCTTCTTTAAATGATATAGTAATCGGTAACGTAACTCCAGCAGCAGCAAACTTCACAACATTAGGTGCAAGTGGCGCAGTTAGCTTCACCGGCACAACGCAGTCAACAGACAAAGACACCGGCGCAGTTGTTATTGAAGGTGGTTTAGGTGTTGAGAAGAATGTAAACTTAGGCGGCAGCTTAGGTGTTGTTGGTGACGCAGTTATCGGCGGCAACTTAACAGTTCAAGGCACAGTTACATCAGTTAATTCAACAGACGTTGCAATTTCTGACGTGAACCTAACATTAGCAAAAGACGCAACAAACGCAGCTCAAGCAAACGGCGCAGGCCTAACAGTTGCGGGTGCAGGTGCAACAATGGTTTACTCATCAACAAACGATGACTGGACATTTAACAAAGACGTTAATATTCCGAACCTAGGTTTAACAGGTGACGCAACTGTTGGTGGTGCAGTATCGGCAGCAAGCGCATCAGTAACTGGTCAGGCATCAGTTGGTTTGTTAGTAACTGCGAATGCACAAGTTACAGGCGGCGCATTAACAAGCCTAAGCAATGTTGAATCTGCAAACGGTGCATTCGGTAACCTAAGCATTTCTAACATCACAATTGCCGGCGGCGATATCACAGCAGACAGTTTAACAACTGGTAATGCTCAGATCAGTGGTGGTGCAATTGCTGGTACTCCAGTTAGCGGTTCAACCGTTAGTGCAACAGTTTTAACAACTGCAAACGCACAGATCACAGGCGGTGCAGTTACTGGTACACCAATCAGTGGTTCAACAGGTAGCTTTACAACTTTAACATCAAGTGGCGAAACATCAGTTAACTCATTAGTGACTGCAAACGCACAAGTTACTGGCGGAGCTTTAAGTAGTGTTACAGTTAATGCATCGAGTTTAACAACTGCAAACGCACAGATCAGCGGCGGTGCAATTACTGGTACACCAATCAGCGGAAGCACTGGTTCGTTTACATCATTGACTGCAGGTAGTGCAACATTTGGTAGCATCAATAATACACCAATTGGTAATGCAACTCCGTCAACAGGTGCATTTACAACCTTAACCGGTACAGATGTTACTGCAACAAACTTTGGTTCTGCTAACGTTGCAATCACAGGTGGTACAATTTCTGCAACACCAATCAGCGGAAGCACAGGTTCATTCACAGAGATGACAACTGCAAACGCACAGATCAGTGGTGGTGCAATTACTGGTACTCCAGTTAGCGGTTCGACTGTTAGTGCAACAGTTTTAACAACTGCAAATGCACAAGTTACTGGTGGTACAATTTCTGCAACACCAATCAGCGGAAGCACAGGTTCATTCACAGAGATGATAACTGCAAACGCACAGATCAGTGGTGGTGCAATCACATCAACACCAATCAGCGGCTCAACAGGTAGCTTCACAACCTTAACAGCAGCAAGTGCAGAGTTCAACAGCATCAACAACACAGTAATCGGTAACATCACTCCGGCAAGCGGCTTCTTTACAACATTAAGCGCAACAGGTGGCATTACTGGTACATTACAAACTAACGCACAACCAAACGTAACATCAGTTGGTACATTAACATCGTTAGCAGTAACTGGTGAGACATCAAGCGGTTCGTTAGTAACAGGTAACGCACAAGTTACAGGTGGCGCAATTACTAGTACTCCAGTAAGCGGTTCAACTGGTTCGTTCACAACATTAGCATCGAGTGGCGCAACAACATTAGCTGCAACAAGTGCAACAAGCTTAACAACTTCGAACGCACAAGTTACAGGTGGTGCAATTACTGGTACATCAATCAGTGGCTCAACTGGTAACTTCACAACAATGACAACTGGCGACGCAGCAATTACAGGCGGCGCAATCAACGGTACAGTTATTGGGGGTATAACCCCAGCAGCAGCAAGCTTCACATCAGTGGCTGCTAACGGTCAATCAAACTTCACTGGTAACATTGCAAGCACAAGCACAACAACTGGTACAATCGTTGTAACAGGTGGTGTTGGTGTAAGCGGTAACGTACACGTTGGTAAGTCATTAGTTGTTCACGGTAACAATGTTAGCTACTTCGAAGGCAACGTACAAACTAAGTTATTCCAAGTTATTCCTGGTTCCGATCAAGTTCAAATTGGTAATGGTAACTTAGTAGTTGGTAGCACATTCACTGTTGCTGCAATAGACTCAATGATGGTTCCGGTTGGTACATTAGGACAACGTCCAACAGTTGGTACAGCAGGTATGCTACGTTACAACAGCACATACAACTACTTAGAGTACTTTGACGGAGCATCTTGGTTAAATACATCAACAGAGTTTACTGTTATCACCGACCAGCAGTTTACAGGTGACGGTACAACAACTGAGTTTACTTTAACAGCAGCAGCAACAACTAACAGCGTACTCGTTAACATTAACGGTGTTGTTCAAGTCCCAGGCTTAGCATATAGCGTAGGTGGAACAACATTAACATTTACTGAAGCTCCAATATCAGGCGACTTAATTGATGTTAGAACATTAACAACAACACAGTCGATTAGCGGTTTAGCAGATGAGTCAGGTCAGAACCGTGTTGATCCAGATGCAGGTGGTTTACACTTCGTCACAGGCGTCACAGGCGTTACAGAGCGTGTAACAATTAGCTCAGACGGTAAGATGAAGTTAATCAACGGTACTGTTCAAACATACGACGAAACTGGCGTGTCAGTTGGCACATCAGCAGTAGTAGTTGCAAGTTTTGCTAAGGCAGACTTCAGAACCGGTAAGTTTGTAATTCAAGTATCAAACGGTGTACAGTTCGATGCATCCGAAGTATTAGTTGTTCACAACGGAACATCAGCAGACTACACAGAGTACGCTATTGTTTACACAGGTGTTAACCGTCTTGGCTCAGTAAGCGTAGCAATTAACGGTGCAAATGTTGAAGTGTCATATACTGGCGTATCATCAGGCAACACAGTTAAAGTTAAGAAGGACTTAATTGCAGTCTAAATAGCAGTACAGAGTTAGTAGGGGGCCACCCTACTAACTCTCTTTTACCTTAGGGAGAATGAACTATGGCAAATGAATATTTCGTAGTAAAAAATGGACTGGAAGTAGGTTCAGTAACAATTGATGCAACAACTGGTAATGTTAGTGTTCCGTCAGGAAGTCAAATTGCAATTGGATCGGTTGTTATTTCTGGCGACCCAGTAGTACCAGCAAGTTTTGGTAATGTAGAAGTCACAGGTACAGGTTCGTTTACTGATGTTACAGTTTCTGGTAACTTAACAGTTAGTGGTACATCTACAACAGTTAATACAGCAACTTTAGATGTTGCAGACATTAACATCACTGTGGCTAAAAATGCTACAAACGCAGCTCAAGCAAACGGTGCTGGTCTTACAGCAGCAGGTGCAAACGCAACAATTACATATTCTGATTCAGATGATCGTTGGAATATGAACAAGGCATTAATCGTTGCAACTGTATACGGTAACTTAACTGGCAACGTAACTGGCAACGTAACTGGCACAGCAGGTTCGTTGGCAACAACTCGTTACATCACATTATCTGGTGATGCAACAGGTAACGTTGGATTTAATGGTTCTGCTAACGTTGATATGACTGTTACA